TCCGCAGCCGTCGCCGTAGCTGTAGCCGGAGCCGTAGCTGTAGCCGTAGCCGTCGCCGTAGCCGGAGCCGTAGCCGGAGCCGTCGCAGTGGCCGTCGCCGTAACCGTGGCCGTGGGTGATCCGGCACCCAATGTAGTCCCGCTCAGGTGGGGTGCCGTAGATTTTCATCCCCATGGCGCTTCCTCCCACTTGATCGCTGCTTCGTCGGAAGCCTCCATGACACAGGTAACGTCATGTAACGTCATGGCCGGCGCTGCAGGACCGATCCGGCACGTTTTCGTTGGGCCGGTAGATGCGAGCCCAACAACGCCCTTCACGTCCTCGGACCAATAAAGACACATCCTCGCCCTGGTGAGCCGGATGGTTTTGTCTGTGCTGGGGGTGCCGTACCCGAAGAAAACGCCCCGGTGCGCCGTGGTGACGACGAGCGGGATTCCTGTTTCGTTTGTGTTCATTTGTGTTTTTGGTTTTTGTTTTTGGTGACTGGCCTGCTGGACACGCAGAGCAAGACGCCCAGTGCGGCCAGCAAGACAATGACTGTGAAAATGTCATCGTTCATGGTGATAATCGGTTATCGTTATTGTGATTGCAAGCTGGAAAAAAGAAATTGTTTGACTCGGTGCGACGTGGCATTTTCCGGGATGGCTGCTCTTAACGTAGATTGGAATGCGATTCGCCTGGCTGCCGTGGCCGGCGTGTCTTTCAAGGAATTGGCGCGACAACACGGAATGCCAAACACGGACACGATTCGGCAGCGGTCCTGCCGTGAAAAGTGGCCGATCCCCGAGAGCATCATCCGTCGTGCTCGTGTGGCGGCTGCGAAAGCTGCCGAGGAACAAGAAGCCGCGAAGAAACAACTGGTTGAGCGGAAGTTGCCGTATGTCCCCCCGCCTCCGCCGGTTCCTGTCCAGGCCAAGGAAGGCCCGCGCAGGGCGATTGATTCGTGTATCCAGGCGGGTGATACAATCGCGACTGTGCTGGCGGCCCTGGCCGAAAGGTCCGGGATCCGTGCCAGCGAGCTTGCGGCGGATGCACTGGACCGCGCCCCAGACCTAGACATCAAGAATCTGGCCGATGTGATGACGGCGCTCAAGGTGACTCGGCTGGTAGCTGGCATTGACAAGGAACAGCCTCAGGTGGCGATTTTGTGGGGCGGAAACGAAGCCCCGGCATTCCGGGAAGTGTCCGGGAATGCCGGCTGATCCATGTTTTCATGTGCCGCGGCAAAATTCGGTCAACAGAAATACATGAAAATGGTGAGTTAACTCACCCTCGTCCTGGGACTCTGCTTCCCACCGGCATTCTTGGCAGAGGCTTTTTGCCGCCTTGGCAAAACGTGAGTTCAGTTCGCCGAACTCTTCCTCAAAGAGTTCGAGGGCTTGGGCAAAAGCCCGGTTGAATTTGGTGTCCATGGTGTTATTGGGGTTTGGGTTTGTGGGGTTGGTTTCTGGTTGGCCTACTCAAGCACGGAGCAGCCTGTTGCGAGCGGAGTTGATCCTGTCGCGATCACTCTGCGGCAGCGCCGCAAAGACGTCGTGTTTGTCCCCGAGGCTGAGGATCGACGTCCGCTGCCATTGCTGCAGGTAGACGTCCCAATAGCTGACAGTGTTGTCCCTGTGGACCGTGGTGCCGTATTGCGGTTTGGTGGTCGGTTTCATGGTGTGTTTTGGTTTGGGTTTGGGTTTTGGTTTGTGGTTGGTTCAGGGAAGTCGGTTCATTGGGCCGGCGAGGGCACACTCGCCGGAGGCGAGCCGATAGGCGAGATTGAGCACGGTTTGGGGAATGCCGGCCAGCCGGAAGCAACGGGCGGGCGGTGTCGCCCCATAGCCGAGTGCCTTCGCCTTGGCGGTGATCCACTGGCCAGCGCGACGTGCGGCCCTCGACTTCGGGGCCTTCCAGTCGTAAAAAGACCTTGGGCCGAATCGTCCCGGATAGTATGCACCGTCCCGAGGCGACGTGCATCGGCGGTGGAGCATGAGCGCGTTCGCGAACGGAGCACGCGCCACGCCATCGCAGTGCAGCACGAGCTCTCCGGTGATCTTTCCGGCGCGGCGCACTCGCGCCCGGACCGCGTCCCAAGTCAGGTCACAGTAACCGGGGATCACGGCGACGGGGCCGTTGGGGGAAGCGTGGATTTGCGTTTTCATGGTTCTGGTTCTGGTTCAGGTTTAGCGAATATCTGGGGCCAGAATCTGGTTGCGGCCCCAGTCTTGGACCAGGGCGAACGACGTAGCGGGCTTGGTGCCGTCGCCACCGCTGAGCTTGAGCGCGTACCCCCGAGGGTCGCCGTTGACGCAAAACTTAGGCGGTAGGTTGCCACCGAAGACCTTCGCCACGTCGGCCCGGATGCCGTCCTTGAATGCTTCCCATTCCGCCTCGTCCCGGTAGGGTTGGCCGCCGTAGCTCTCGCCGTTGCACTGGGCCGTTGCCGCGTTGCGGGCCTTGACTTCCAGCCGGCGGAGCCTGCGCCACAATTGCAGGCCGGAGAGCTTGTTTTTGGGGTTGATGGAGTCGGCCAGCGCGAGCAGCGCGTCATTGTGCCGCCGGCGTTCCGGTTCGATTTGCGTTCGCTTGTTCATGGTTCTTGGTGTTTTGGTTCGGGCCCGGTCCGCGCTTACTCGGCCTGATCCTCGTCGTATTCCTCCTCAACATTCCAGTCGCAACCCGGATACATTTCCGCCAGCCACTGGGCGGCCTCGTCGGCCGCCTCGCGTGTTGTGAAGCGCGCATGCTCGCTGCCCCAGCAACCGGAAAGTTCATTTCCGTTTCCGCGGTCGCAATAAATTTGGTATGTTTTCATCGGTCTGGGTCTGGGTTTGGTTAGGTCAAACGAGTTTGGCCACGTGCTCGTCACGCCACAAAGTCTTTGGCCTCCGCGAAAGCCTTGTCCAAATCGTCGGTCTGCACCGTGCCTACGTAGTGCCCGTCTTGGTAGATGTCGTAGTTGTTTATGGTTGGCTTCATGGTCGGTTTCATGGTGTGTTTTGGTTTGGTGCCCCGTCATGGAGCACGATGCCTCACAATATCCGCTTATGCATTGGCGAGCAAGTTCTTTTTTCACTTTTTTTCGTCGCCCCTGTGTTGCCCCCCCTCAAGCCGGTCTCTGGCGACTGAGACGGGGGCCGCTGGCCACGGGTTGGGCGGTTCGAAAAAAAAACGAAAATAATTGTTGCGCCGCTCGCCAGACTAACATAAGCTCTTGTGTGCATGGTCATGTCGGACCGTGCCGCGAGTCAGGCAGCCGAGTCTGGCGAGCGCACAACAAGTCGGCCAGGCTGGGAGAGCCAGCATCAACGAATGAATGCGACCGATTACGAAGCCATGGTGTACGACGGCGACGAGTATTGTGTTGGCTGTCTGCCCGAGGGAGTCACCGAGGAAGAAGCGACACCGATCATCGCGGACTCAGAACTGGACCGGTACCCGACATGCGCACACTGCGGCGCGGTCCATGACTACGTTGGCCTGACGCGTGAGGGCCTGATCTACGAGGCGGAGCGCCAGCACGGCGAAATCTTCTTCGTGGCGGCTTCCGAGTTCGCCAGTGCGAAGGATTCGGACACCTGGATGGAGGATCGCATGAATGAGCAGCTTGACGGCCCAGGAGACTGGGACGACGCCGAAGCCGTGGCCACCGCTGCCGCCGGTCTCGCCGGTTATTATGTCTGGTGTTGCCTGCCCGGGTGCCTGCCTGACTCCGAAGCCGACGGACCGCACAAGTCTCCCGAGGACGCCGCTGGTGAGTACCTTGGCCTATAACCTCACCCCAACCCCAACCACAACCACAACCACAACCCCATGAAGACACTCGCAACACTGACCACCTATGACCCGGCTGACTGCACGTCTACCGGGTGGCGATACTCCCTCTACTCCGACGGGCACGTCTCCGCCGAGTCGCACTCGCGATGGACGGGCACCCGCACGGGCGCCCGCTACGTCACCGCCCCCGGACACGTGGACGTTAGCGAGCTCGAGGAGGGCAACCCCGACAAGGACGCCAAGGCGCTGCTCGCGATGGCCGTGCAGCACGTGCACCCGTCCGAAGACCGCGACTGGAAGCAGATCCGTCGTGGGACCCTCGTCAGGTAGACAGGCCACCCCGCTAGACCGAGCCCAGCCCCGCCCCGCCCCGCCCCGCTCCGAGTTGAGCGCGGCGGGGTTTTTCGTGCCGGCGCAGGTCGGACGGCGCACATGGGCCTGGGCGCTGACCGTTGACGCCCCGGTTGCAACAAATCGACGGTTGACAGATATTCGCCGCCGGACAAAGAGACCGCCCAAGCCTATACCGCGAACCCAGGCTTTGGCGGACCGCACGTTGTCTCATTGCGCATCACCGTGCCGAAGGATCGCGTGATCGATCTGCGAGGCGACTCCGCCCGCGACCTGACCAAGCTGGCCGATGCCCTCGGAGACCGGACACTCGCCCAGCAATGGCGAGACGACGGGCTTACGACCGTGCCGCAGGTCATCGAGGATCGCTGCAAGGTAGCCCAAGCTCTCAGAGATAGGGCGGACTGGGTCATCCTCCTGGACGACTTCCCGCCAAACGCGACAACGTGGAGGCGGACCTAGCACGGGCACGTTATGAGCTGCCGGCTGACGGTTGCCGAGGCTGACGGGTGCACGTTGCCGGGTCCAGGTTCCAGGTTCCAGGTTCCAGCCGCGGCACACTGCAGCCAAGGTTGCACACCGCGGCGCACGGGGGGCCGGTTGCAACTGGCCGGTTACACACGGTTGAACGAATGTTAAGCGAGAAAGAGACCCCGCTTTTTAGGCTTGTCACTTTTGCCCTAAAACGGCAGTCACGGCCCCTTCCTGCCATTCTGGGCGGCTTTCGCCACTCCCGCGCCCCTCTATCTGCTGGCCCCAAAGACGCGCCAGAAGCCAAGGAAACGCAAACTAGGGGGCATCCGCCAGCCTCGCACTGCTCCGCCGGTTCAGACGACTTGTGCGATCCTGCAGCCGGGGCCGCCCAGGCGGCACCGTCACGGCACGATACACCGTACGGCAGATGATAACTACTTACAACGACACTAATGCCAAGGACCGTCAACCCGTTCAGCCTCAACGAGTTAGCTCCGCCCCGTAACGGCCAGTCTCTGCTTGTCGTAACCGAGCAAGCGGCTTGTTATCTTCTTACACGGCCAAACCCCTGGTTGCGTTCCAGTAATTAGACCGCGATACACAAGCCGGCAGGCCCGGTCCCGGATCGCCCGTCGCGTCTCTGTGTAGGCTCCGGTCCCTGTGCCGCGGCTGCTCACAGTCCACCGCAGACAGCTGGAGCACGGCCACGGCCAGCCGCCGGCGGAGCCTGCTGGGACAGACGACGGCCAGCTCAGGCCCGAGGGGACTACGCCGGGGGGTGCCCGTCAGGGGAACCAGGCTGCCCATGCGTATACGGGTCCCAACAAAAAATTTCCTCCACGCGCAGCCCTACATGACCGCTTGTCAGCACGGCTTGTTGCCTGTGTGTTGCCTGCTGTCTGGAGCCTTGAGCCTTCTGCCTGGCGTGGTGAACCGCCTCAATTTCCGATCACGCCAACGGTCTGTCTGCGACCGGGTTTGCCTCAGCCAGACTGAGGCTTGGCGGGATCGGCTCTGTCAATGACGGCGCTCCCCCCGTGTACTCTTGGGGGCGTGTGTTGTTCATGGCGTGGTGTGCATGACTGGGTACCATCTGGCGCTGGCTTCTCCGTCCTTAACGTAAAACGCCAGCTTGTGCTGTTGCAGCAGTCGGAACCCACCGTGCCCTAACGCGGCCCGGATTTCGTCCTTGGTGCACCCGGGATGATCACGGATGTATTGCAACACGGCCTTGTTGCGCAGGGCCTCGTGGGCCTGGGCGGACGTGTTCCCACGTCGCCACTGGTCTTTTTCGGCTTCCCAACGACCGCTCATGGCTCGATAGGCTTGTGTTCGAGCGCGGCCATATATTCACGGTCTGCGTCAACGAATTTCTGCACCGCCATGTCTAACATTGTTAATGACGTTGTTGCCGGACGGAGCGCATGGAGCTCGGCTTCGGCTTCGTTCTTACGCTGCAGCAGTTTGGCAGCACGCGCCACACCTTCGTCATCAGCGTTCAGGGCAATCTCTTTGAGCGGGCAGCAGTAAGGGGCGCACTTCGGCCTGCGGACCATTGCCCAGGAGCCAGACACCGCCAGGAGGATCACGTCTCTGGCTGCTTCGTGGTATACCCAGCCGGTCTTGTAGTTGCAGGGTGCCGGCAATCGCGAGTTGTGGACTACGTGTTTCCCAATCGCTGAACAAACCGCTGATGACAAGCGCCGGCTGCGCTTACGCTTTGATTCACTTGCTCGTTTCATCGTCATGTTCCAACCATCATGCGCTGGATTTGCAGGTCATTCAGGCATCCCTGACACAGAGGCACCCCGTCCGGATCATGCCCGACCACTGGAGCCGGGCACCCGCCCTCACAGACCTCCGCCACATCGGATGGCGGCGCCGGATACTCCAACTCCAACAGAAGTTGCAGACAGTGAATCGCTTTCTCGATGTCCTGCCGCCCGTTCTTTTCACGGTGTCGGGTTACATAGCGGATCACGCTGGACTCGCAGTACGACAACCCGTTCCTCTGACAGTACTCAGCCGGCTGGATCGCCAGCCCCTTGTAATGACTGCCTCCGACCTGGACCGACAACGCCGGTGCGGCCGACTCTTGGTGGTGTGTTTTGTTGTTCATGGTTCATTTCGCTCTGTTCGCTAGATTTTTCGTTTTAGTGAGCGTCGCGGCAGCCATGCCGCGCTTGGGGTGCCCGGCTTGTCAATCGCGGCATCAATCTCCGCCTCGCTGCGGCAATTCCAGCATGTGATGACCCACTCCCTGGATGAACTGTGCATGGTGCTGGCAAGACAGCCTCGACAAACCACACGGAACTCACCGCTGCGCTCTACCACGCGGGGTTCATCATCCTCACAAAATGGGCACGGCAACAAAGCCGGACGACACCCGTCAGTCTGTTTCGACAATGCCGGGCGAATCTCCGGGCATGATCCGCTCTGGTGATCGGTCCACTTGCCGCACATGGCACACCACAACAGTCTCTTGGTCTCGTTTTTCATGTTTCCCTATCTGCTTCCGGCTATCAGGGGCCGCTCCCAGCCTCCCAGGAACGACCCCTGACGAACCATGCATCATCCGGTGTTCAGAACCCACCGAATGCTGACACGACCACTTTTAACCGGTCGCCACAAGAAGTCAACAACAAAAGCACTTTTGTTTTCGTGCACCCGCCGCCACACTCTCTCAGTCGCCAGAGAAAAAATTTCCAACAAAATGCTTGCATGTCAGCCACGGATTGCGCAAAATACGATCATCTTGAACACATTCGATACATTCCCCTTAGAGCTGCTCGGGCTTGCCTCTTGTTGGCCTTCAGGGGAATGTGGCCAGTCAAGAAGCAAGAGGTAAGCCCAAGCGGCTCTCTTTTTGCGGCCAGCTTGCCACACCTGTCCTGAAACATGGTAGGTCGGGCCGGGATCCCGCAGGTCGGGCTGACGTAGCCGTGAATCTGACCGTAAGAAATTCGGGTTCTGATCCTGGTTCAATGCCAGGGCTCACAGAGCCGGGGTGTGGGTGGAACAACAGCGAGAGGGTTCAGAACCCCGGGCGACTGCCACCCCTTGTAAGACGCAACCTACCGACAGGAAAGTTGCTCATCAAACAAGCCGACACTTTCTCCCTGTGCAATGGGCGAGGTGTCGGCTTGAAGGCCGCTTCCCAAACCTCTAGGAAAGTCAAGCCCATCCCGTAGCCTGAAGGGCGAGAACGACCGTAAAACCTGGTAAAAGACGGTCTGGTACTTCTGGATTCCGCAAGGAACCCATACCAGGCCAACACCAGCAAAAAATGGTGTCGGTGCCGATACATTATGAGGATTCAGATTCCCCGGCTGGTTCCGGTGGTCCGCCACTCTGCGGGTTCAGATACCACGGAACCTTGGGCTTCTGCGGCTGCCACACACGGGCCGCTCTTGGGCGACTGGTAAACCCGGCGAAGGCATTTTCAAACGCCTTTTCCTCCTTGGCCTGCCAGTAGCCGTCCGCCATCGCAACCACATCCTCTAAAGTCCATCGGCGATCCACGATGCCGAGGGCTTGGGCTGGTGTGGTCTTGGTGGTTTCGTGCTTGCGCACCAGGTTGTAAACGAAGATGTGAATCGAGGCAGTCCGCGAGTGGTTGTCCCACGTCTTGGAATACGCCAGCGTCTTGCGGGCGCACCGCTTGTTCCCCTGCCTCATGGTCAGAAAGAACCGCTCGATGTGGCAGACGGTGGACGTGCTGAGATCGGGCCTGCCGCAGATGGCTTCGCGCTCCACCCCAACTAAAGGATCGACCCGGTGTTTCAGCCATTCCGGGCCGTCCACGATGATCTTGCGGAACAGCTTGTTTTCCTGGGCGTAGTCGGCCCGGTCGCCAAAAGCCCCCGGAATCGCGAATCGATAGCCTTGAAGCTGGTCGCTGGTGACTTGGGTGCGGCCCTTGATCCGGCCCGCCAGATCGCCCGCAAACGCACGGGCGGCCTGGCTGTTGCGCTTCCCTGTGCGCCAGCCGATGATGGCCTTGGATTCCGGGTCAATGGCAGCCCACAGCCAGCAGTCGCCACGATCCGGGTGCTGCATCCGCTGTTCCCGGCTCATGCGTTCGCGGTGGGTGTGGACGTAGTTCCATTGCTCGTCGAGTTGCAGCCGGGAGATGGACAGCTCGCGGAAGTGGCGGTCGTGCCAGTCTTCGCAGGCTTCCCCCGTTTCCTCGATGATGCGCAGCACGGCATGTTTACCGATCTTGAACATCCGGCACACGGAGTTGATGGCGGCTCCCTCGCACAGTGCAGCCAGCACTAAAGTCCGCTTGTCCCTGCTCAATCTTTTGTTTGCCATGCTGATATGATGCGCATAGATTCAAAGCTGTCAATGAAATAATGCGCATGTTTTCAAATGAAGACCAAACCGAAACAATCGAGCCGAGGAGGCGCCCGCGAGGGGGCTGGGCGGCCCCCTTTGGGCAAGATACGGATCAACCTGACTCTCACTGAGTCACTTGTTGAGCGCGCTCGCGCCAAAGAGGGCAACCTTTCTGCTCTCCTAGATCGGTTGCTAGCGCAGTGGCTGGATGGCTAAAAACGGCGACAAACCGCCGTCACGTTACTTGTCCACCCACAGCGGGAAGACCCGACCGTTCTTCGGATAGATGCGCTCACCCGTCTTCGGGTGGGTGATCCAAGGCCGAAAAATTAGCCGTTTCCCTAGTGGGGGACTCAATGGCAAATACAGTTGCTTCATTGGGTTAAACCATTGGGTCCGCTGACGCCCGCTATCGCGGCGTTTGACAGAAGCGCCCTTCCGGGTGAAGCTTTGCTTCCAGTGACGGGAGCTGGCTCGCTTTCCGTTCCCCGCGTCAGCGGGTTAGATGGGGGTGGGTTCAGTTCGAGTCTAGGGCTTGGTTCCTGTTTGGGCAGGAGCCAAGCTTTTCTTTTACTGCGAGGGTAGCCGACTCGTCTTCATCCTCGCTGGCTGCCCTTCTTAGCCCCTGCCAACCGCCGTTTCAATTCCACGCTCCCCAGCAAATCTTCGCCCTTCGGGAGCTTCGTCTTTGTGATCTTGGCGACCGCTTTGGCTGCGGTCCTGTTCTGATCCTTGCGAGGGCGGGGCATGAGCCAATCATGCTGGATTCCCGCCGAAATCCAAGCCCTGAATTGCCATACTCAAACAGCACCGACACCCAAAAAAGCAGATTTCTGTTTGACAGTGGTATGCGTAAGCGGTTATAGTTGCGGACCATGGAACCCGTCTTCAACCTTGATCGAAAATTCTGGGTCCAAACCCCGCCCTTTCAGGGCGGCTTTGAGCGGGTTGTAAGTTTTCGCTTGTCAATTTAGAATCAGAAGCGTAGATTTCAATTCAAGATGCAGAAGGCATTCAGATACAGATTCTACCCAACGCCAGAGCAAGAATCCTTGCTTCGGCGCACGGTAGGATGTTGTCGATTTGTCTATAACCGGGCGTTGGCCCTGCGCCAAGAGGCATGGACGCAGCGACAGGAAAAGCTCAGCGGCTACGATCTGATCAAGAAAATCACGCAGTGGAAGAAAGACCCGGAGACCGAATGGTTATCCGAAGTCTCCAATGTCCCGCTCCAGCAAGCTGTAAATAATCTGGAGGTCGCTTATCAGAACTTCTTCGCCAAACGAGCCAAATATCCTGCGTTCAAGAAGAAGTCTTCCGGTGGCTCCTGTCGGTTCACCGAATACGGGTTCCGCATCAAGAATGGAGAGGTTTGGCTGGCCAAGACCAAGGCCCCGCTAGACATCCGTTGGAGTCGTCCGCTACCTGAAGGAGCGAAGCCCAAGCAATGCACGGTCAGCCTGTCTCCGTCAGGGAAATGGCATATATCCCTTCTATGTGAAGTGGAAATCGAACCCCTTCCCGGGGCCGATAAGGCTGTAGGGCTTGACATGGGAATCACCGCGCTGGTGACAATCTCGGACGGCGAAAAAGTGACCAACCCAAGGCCGATGAAGGCGAGCCGCCGTAAGCTATCTACGGCCCAACGACATCTGTCCCGAAAAACCAAAGGCAGCAAGCGCATGCTTAAAGCTAAGCGGAAGGTCGCCCGCATCCACGAAAAGATTTCAGAGGCAAGAAAAGACCAGCTGCACAAACTGACAACCCGGCTCGTTAGAGAAAACCAATCTATTGCTGTCGAGGACCTGTCGGTCAGGAACATGGTCCGCAATCATTGTCTGGCCGGGTCCATCTCGGACTCCAGTTGGTCAATGTTGCGGGGTATGCTCGAATACAAGTGCAAGTGGTATGGAAGGGAACTGCGTGTCGTGGACCGATGGTTTCCCAGCAGCAAGACGTGCCACGGGTGTGGCCACGTCTTGGAGAAACTGCCGCTGAACGTCGGAGAGTGGGACTGCCCTAATTGCGGGGCACACCACGACCGGGACGTGAATGCGGCGATCAACATTCTATCGGCAGGAACTGTCGATTACACTCGCGGAGGGGGCGTCAGACCGAAGCGGAATACTTCCGTGAAGGCTGCCCTCAGTGAAGCGAGAATCCCCGTCCTAAAGGACGGGGAGTGTTCAAGACACCCGCATCGAACAGGCCGGCGTGATGCGCTGCTGTCTCGAAACTGTTGGTGCGGAGTACGACACCAAGCCGGTCAGCATCGGCATGAAAAGCAAGTGCCAGTACTGCGATCAGCCATTCACGCTTGTTGCGGGCCAGCCGCACCCGATCTGGAAACCGGATTGGCAGATTCAGGAAGAAACCATGTCCCAGTGAACGCTCCGCATCACCCACGCCAGCCGGAAGCGAACGTGGACAACACTCAGAACTCATGAAGCCAAAGAAAAACTCAACTGAAAAGCGGGCTGGCGTTGCGGTGGATGCGATTGTTCGGCATTGTTGGCGATCCGCCTGCGACCCCGCAAATGGTGGATACTGGAAAACCTTTTCAATGTCGTTTCAGCGCATCGTCCCGAAAGCTTCTGGCAATGGAACAAAGATGGTTCCGGTCGGATTCCGGCTTTCAGGCCCGTCTTCTAAGCGCGAAGAAGTAATCAAACGCGCCGAAGAAATTGTTGCCATGCTAGACGCTGGCTGGACACCCACAAAGAAAAGCGAATCTTGGAAGAACCTCAAGGATGACTCACCGATAGGGGCGGTGGGCGCATTGAAACCAGAAGCCGACTCCACCGCCCCTATCGGTTGAGTGCATCCGCTTGTTCGACTTTTATGGCCTATCTACATTGCCACACCAAAAATTGCCATTGGTCACAAGATGACTTCTGGAACGAGTCCGGCTACACGCCGTTCAGAGATGACATCATTTCCTATCTCAAGAAAATGCTGTTCGAGGATCGCGTTTATATGGATTCCGGGTTCGCCGCAGAACGGCCAGAAATCCTGTGGAATCGCGATGATCAGGGTATCTGGTGTAGGGGCACTGAACTGGTGGCCTCGGAACTAGAGCGTAAAGCGAGGAGCATTCGTGGAATGGTGTTCCGAACGGAGTCTGAGTGGCGGGAGGGACGCGGCAGTGCTGTGTGTCCGAACTGTGGACAACGCACCCTCGACATAGATTAGGCGAACAAGCGTTAGCCACAAAACCATGTCCGAACCCACCACACTCAGTCACCAGAGGCATTCACTTTCTGACGCAGCCAGCAAAACGACGGCCATGCCGAATCAGGAATATCACGGGACGACATGACCTCGGCCGGCAACCAGACCTTGGCCGGCAGGTAACACTTGCAGATTTTGCAAGACTTCAGTTCATCGTCATGTCGGGCGCGTTTTCCAGCCATGTTCTGCACCACCAGCTTGAGCAACCCCCGGCAACCGAAACATCCGTGCAACGTGATATTGTGCGGGCAGTCCCGGCAAATGTCGGCCCTGACATCCGCAATCTCCTGGGGCACGAATTGTCCACCGGACCCAAGCCATGCCGTGAACGTCTCTCCGAACCTGGCAAGATCAGTCAGCGTGAAATGATCCGTCTCATTGTCGTCAGTGCATTTCAACCACTCGTTCTGCCGGCAGATCGCATCATGGATCATCGGGACAAACTCACCCGTGATGGACCTGTCCGTCGCCTCCCAATGCCGTCGTATCCGCTTCACCAACACCCGCAAGACCGGGTGCGCAAACAACACGCCAGACACCGGATCACGATACGTCCACTGCCCACCGGGCGGTGCCGTGTCAGGGTTGTCAGGATGCAACATCCGAACAGCATCGCCCCTTGCGTCTGAACCCGCAAGCGTTACGTTCAAGCCCCGATGACAGGCGCCCCAGATTCCTTGTTCGTGCTCCGCTACGGCGTTGAATGGGCGCCAATCAAAGCCGGCACGGGCTGGGTCAAACGACCCGACTGGATGATCGAGAAGGAATGCCTGAAGGCAGGCCCGAAACATATCGCCAAGATACCAGGGCACCTTGGGAAGGCCGGTCATTACCAGCGGTTCATATCGGCAATCTGGGGCGACAAGGACGGCGTGTTCTACTTCGAGTGGAACCCGAACGCCGCCGAGATTCTGGACCGGTACCTTGCCCATAAAATCCTCGGCATCGCAGGCTGCGCATCATCTGGCAAGACCGAAGCCATGGCAGTCATCGCTGTCACCGAGTTCCTGCTAGACCCGTTCAATACCAAGGTGCTGTTGACCTCGATCACACAGAAATCTGCCAAGGGCAAGATTTGGGGCTCAGTAACGGAATGCTGGCAGCAAGCCTGCCGGTTCTTTGGCGGAGAACAAAACCTGCCAGGCAGGCTGATGAGCAACAATATCATCCGCTACAACTACAACAACGTAGTCACCGAGAAAGCCGGGCTGGAACTCGTTCCTGGGGAACAGGCACAGTCCAAGGACAGTGCGGACAAGATTCAGGGCGCGAAACGGACCAACCTGATTCTTATGGGAGATGAATGGGCTACACTTGGCCGAGCTATCCATGAGACGGCCCTGTCCAACCTGCGGGCGAACCCGAACGCAAAACTCATTGCCGGCTTCAACCCGGACTCATACTTCGACCCGGGCGGGCTCATCGCCAAACCAGTCGGCGGCTGGGAATCCGTCGATGTCAACATGGACGGCTGGGCCACTGAGGTAGGCGGCTGGTGCATCCACTTCGATGGCGAACGCTCCCCCAATGTCGTGGCAGGTCGTCCGGTATGGCGCGGGCTCCTGGACCTGAACATGCTCGATGAAATGACCCGGGCGTACGGGAAGGGCACCAAGGCGTATTACAAAATGGTCCGGGGCTTCTGGTCCCCGACCGGCGACCGGGATTCGGTCTATACCGAGGCGGACATCTTGAGCTACCACGGCGACCACCAGGTTGATACCTGGATGGACACCCCGGTCAAGGTGTTGTCCCTTGACCCGGCCTTCGCTCATGGCGGCGACAGGGCCCTCGCAACCCTCGCAAAGGTTGGCGTGGCAGCCGACCCGGCAACCGGCGAAGTCCGCAAGGTATGCGAGAAGATCAAGCACTACTGCCTCGCTGAAGACATGGCCAGGAAAGGTGTAAGCCGCAGTGAACAGATCGTCGCCCAGTTCAAGACGATCAAGGAACAGGAGAATGTCGATGTCAAAAACATCGGTGTAGACGCAACTGGCGGCGGCGACCCGTTCTGCGCACTGTTGGCGCGTGAGATAGGCACCGGCTTCCTCATGGTCCAGTTCAAGGGGCGCCCATCAGATAAACCCGTGTCCAGGAACGACCGTCGGAAGGGCACAGACAGGTTCAAGGACAAGGTGTCCGAGCTATGGTATGTCGGAAGGGAACTCATCAGGACCGGACAGATCAGAGGACTGGACCCGGACACCATCAGTGAACTGTGCTCACGGACCTACAAAGAGATCGGTCAAGTCGTCCAAGTCGAAAGCAAGCGGGACATGAAACTCAGGATACGGAAATCACCGGACCTTGGCGATTCATGGGCAATCGCACTGGAAATAGCCAGACAACGGCACGGCCTCAGTTCTACCGAGAAAGCAGCCCAGAAACCCAAGGTAGCCAAAACACAGTCCCACATCTTCCAGGGCCTCGTCTCGTTCGGCGACAAGAAACAGACGTTCCACGAGGAACAAGCCGCACACTCCGTCAGAGGCGGCGGTTGGGGCTACGACGAATCCGAAAAATTTTCCTTGCCATAAACGGTTTCGTGGCACAGAATGGCTGCGTGTCCAAGAATCCACATGCCGTTGCGCTCGGTAAACTCGCCAGAGGAAGGCCCAAGAAGTTCTCTCAAGCAGAGATTGAGCGGCGCACCCAGCAACTCGTCAAAGCCAGGGCCATCCGCGCCCTTCTCAAGCATTCTAGCAAGGCAGGAAGCGAGAGCGGAACTGTTGTTCTGGCTGAAGGTGGAGGCAGCCAAGAGAACGGCATGTAAGGAGTGGCTGCACAATGAATCTCCCGAACTATTCATCCGAACCCGACTGGCGGCCTGGGACGCAGACAACCCAGCCCGATGAAATACGCGAGTTCATTGACCGGCTCATCAATGAACGGATCGAACTGGAACTGATTACCCGAATCGAGGCCATGGAGGGCCGGGTGCCATCCAATGAGGAAGTGAAACGATTCGGCCTGTGCATCATCAGACAGAACAGAAGGGACTATTTATGGAAGGGAAAGAAAATCCTCACCGTGATTCCGTGATGCCAGCGCCTTCCACTCTGCCTCGCCCTGAAAGTGCGGCTAACGTAGCCGGCGAATTGGAGCTTCGCAATACGCGCATCGAGACGGCTGGAGTGATGCGTTGTTGTCTTGCCACGGTCGCCGAGGAATATGATGGAGGAGACAAAGGCCCAAACAAGCCAGTGGCCATCGGGATGAAAAGCCAGTGCCGTCACTGCAAGCGAACCTTTACGCTTGTAGAGGCAAAACCGCTTCCGACCTGGAAACCGGACAGACTAAGCTCATGCACGCGCCTCAAGAGACTCCAGATTGCAACCGCAACGCGAAAGGCGCGTTGCATGCAGCACAGGGTTCTGCGTCCGGTCGATTGCTATACGTCTATGACTACTACGCGCCGGACTATGAATGGCGGGTGTATGAAGCCCTGATGCTGCACGCCATCTGCGACGAAATGCTGATGGTGTTGGTAGATGACAACGGGGCGATGCGTGTCGTAAAAGAGCGGCATCTATCCAGGCGGAACAGCGCTTCCTTCTTTGTCTATGACCACGAATTTCGCCTGCTGGCCGCCGAAATTGAAGCAGACTGGCAAAACCGCCGATGCTGGCGTCTCGCCTACGAAGATGTGCAACGGCTGAAGGCGAGGATGCAGAACGGTGATTCTGCTACGAACGGTAAGCCTATTGAAACATGACTGCACGATGCCACGATACGCCATATCACTGATCGGGATGCGTCGTCCAGCAGGATCGGCGGAATGTCTGGAGCGCATGATCCAGAACGCCGGCAACGACTGCCACTTCTTCGTCACCGCCAATGGCTGCCCGGAAACAGCCGAGGCATTCAACCGGATCGCCGCCAGCAACGACAGGGTGACGGTAACGGTCAATGCCGAGAACGAAGGGTTCCAAGTCCCTCACCATCGGCAATTCGTGGCAGCGGCAAACATGGGCTGCGAATACGTCCTGATCGCGAACGATGACATCGCGGTTCCAGAAGGATTCCTGGATGCCTTGAGCGCTCCGATGGACGAGGACAGTCAGATTGCCGTTACCGGCCCGGAAGGCAACTGCACTCACCTGAACCACGCCTTCCACGGCCAACCAGGCAGCGGGCCACCGGAATACATCGAGATGTCCTGCGGCATGATCCGGGTCGCCGCCCTCAGTCAACTGAGACAGACCTTGTGGTGTCCGGGCCTGTCATTCGTCTATGGTGAGGATTCCAGTCTTTCACTGTTTCTGCGTGAAAAGGGCTGGAAGATCGCCCTTGCGCCAATCAAGGTCGGTCATGTACGGTCAGTGACCGTCAACGGCCATGCCGATGTCCGCCAGAAGTGCATGGCGGCACAGGAAGCCAATCATGCGCGGAACATGGTCCGCTGGGGCTACTACCTTGAGCGCCGGCGATTCGATTTCCCAATCATCCTGCGGCGCAAGATGGCCTTGGGCGACGTTATCCTGACGACCGCCCTTGTCCGCGCCATCGCCAAGGCATGTCCGCTCTGCCCGATCTTCGTGGAAACACTGTTCCCAGAGGTATTCGCCAACAACCCAAACGTCGTCCAGGCAGACAAGACAATCCAGCCGATGGACGGTCAGATGGTGATTGATCTGGACATGGCCTACGAGAACAGGCCGATGACGCATATTGCCGAGGCGTTCCTTGAATCTGCCAGGGAACAGTTGCCCGGGCTTGGGGACATCGAGTTGCGCACGGAACTGTTTCCAGATCGGAAAGACATGGAATGGGCGGCCGCAATTTGTGACCAGCTTGGCCCCAGGGTTTGCGTGATTGGCTACGGTCCGTCCCACTGGCCCGGCAAACACTTCGCAGCAGACAAGTGGCAGCATGTGGTTGACCGGCTTGTTGCCGATGGCTGGAAGGTCATCATCGTCGGGACCGTCCCGCTCAAGAACCAGATTCGTCATGTGGCAAACACAGTGCTGGACATGACCGGCCAGACCAGCCTGTTGCAACTCGCCGCGTTGTGCGCACGGGCGCAACTGTTCGCCGGCATCGACAGCGGCCCCTTGCATGTCGCCATGTCAGTCGGGACACCGACCGTAGGCATCTTTGGATGCACCCGTTCCCGTTACATTTCAACCTTCGGCGCACCCCATGCAGCCGTTGAGAGCCCCATGCACATCGAGGGCAGTGGTGCCCGGCACGTCTTGTCCGGGGCGGTTTTTCTTGACTCAGGGAAAGCCTGCATGGACAACATTACGCCGGATGATGTCATGGCGGCCATCCAACGAGTCCTTGATTGAAAACCATCCTTGTAACCGGCATCGCAGGGTTCCTCGGCAGTCATGTCGCGGAACAGTTGTTGAAGAACGGCCACCGTGTCCTGGGGGTGGACAATTTGTCCACCGGCTTTGAACGCAACGTGCCCAAGGGGGCCGAGTTCAAGTGGGCGGATTACGGTGATGCCAAGGCACTGGAACGCGCCTTTGGCGACACCACGGTTCATGCCGTCTACCACATCGGAGCATTCGCGGCAGAGTGTTTGTCGCCGTTTGCACCGACCTACACCCATCTCAACAACACCGTCGGGACCGCATCCCTGCTGGCGTGGGCAGTCAACAAGGGCGTCAAGCTGTTCGTGTTCACCAGCAGCATCGCGGTCTACGGCGACAAGTTGCCGCCGTTCAAGGAAGCCGATCAACCGGCCCCGATAGACACCTACGGGGCCAGCAAGGCGTGTTCAGAAAATGACGTGCGGATGATGACCGACCGATTCGGCATGAGGCATGTCATTTTCAGACCGTTCAACATCTACGGCAGCCGGCAATCCCTGGACGACCCGTTCCGCAATGTCGTTGGCATCTTCATGCGCCATGCCCTGCTCAAGAAACCGTTCCCAATCTTCGGCGATGGCGAGCAGGTCCGCGCCTTCAGCCATGTCAACGAAGTGGCCCCGGTCATCGCGGCGGCAATCGACCGGCCCGGCAGCCACAACAAGACGTTCAATGTCGGCGGCGGCATCAAGTACACCGTCAACATGCTGGCAGAACGGGTCGCCCAGGCCATGGGAATTGAACCCAAGGTTGAGCATCTGCCGGCCAGACACGAGACCATGATCGCCTATTCAGACCGGGCCGTGTTGCTTGAGCAGTTTGGCGACCTCGTGCGCCCCGTCCCGTTGTCGGACGGACTGGACGAGATGGCGCGGTGGGCGCAGACAGCGCCGCTCGGCCAGCAGAAGAAGTTTGCCTTTGTCGAGATCAAGCAGAAGTTCCCGCCTTCATGGCTGCCGTTCGTTGAATAGCCACATGAATCTGCTCTTTTTGACATGAGCATACCCCTTCCATCCATGCACCGCGATGAACTGCTGGCCAAGTGGCAGCACGTTCTGATTGAAGTATCCAAGGCGAACTTGTGGGATTTGCCGCAGGAAATCGCGTGGCTGTGCGAGTACTGCCAGGGGCGCCTGCACATCCTTGAGCTTGGCGCCTACAACGGCGCATCAACCAAGGCAATGCTGCTGGCCAACCCCGACCTGAAGATTCATGTGGTGGACACATGGGACGATGCCGGCACACACGAGAACTTCCTCGGACTGTTGGCTGGGGAGATTCACGACGGCAGGCTCACGTTCTACCACGGGAGCACCGAGGCATTTTTCAAGAGCGGACCGGACATGCGTTTTGACGGTTGCTTCATCGACGCCGGCCATTCCAAGGATAACGTCGTCTGCGACATCGTGGGGGCCACATCCCTGATGAACCCCGGCACCTGGATTTGCGGGCATGACTACCATGCAGAGTGGCCCGACAACGGTGTGTCGCAAGCCGTTCGTGAACTGTGTCCGGGGCACGTCATTGTGATGGAATCAATCTGGGCGTGGCAATCCAGGGCACAAGCCGGAAGCAGCAACCCAGCATGAAACAAGGGCTATCAGCCGTCATCCCGATTCAGGATGCCTACACGATGGATTATCCCATCGTTGAGTGCATCCGGTCCATTCTGCCAGTGTGCGACGAAGTTGTGCTGGCTGACTGGCGTTCGACTGACGGCACCCGGGAAATGCTTGAGGAATGGGGGCACATCGACAACCGGATCAAGGTCGTCCACTACACTGCCAATGAACCCAAGGGCGACACGGAATACAATCTGCGCTGGATGAACTTCGCCCGGGAACGCGTCAGCATGAACACCATGTTGCACATGGACGCGGATGAAATCCTCGATGACACCGAGGAATGTCTGGCCACAATCCGGGCCGCCATTGGCACTGGCCAATGTCTGACGTTCAACCGGATCAACTTCTGGCGGGATCATCACCACGTCATCCCGGACGGTTATTTCCTTGGGAAATACGTCACCCGCCTGGGACCGTCAAACTACTGGCTGCCATGTGACGAGCCGAGACACCCAACCGAGAGCCGACTTCGTGATGACGCGGTTCACCAGCCCGAGCTAAAGTTGTTTCATGTCGGGTTCCTGCGCAAGACAGACGCTTTCTACGCCAAGGCTCGCAGGCTCCTGATGCGCAAGTTTGCTCGGTACGATCACCGGCTTGAAGCATCCGAAACAGCCGGTCATCCCGTGTGGTGTTCGGAAATGGACTTCTCGGACAAGCTGGAAACGTATGACGGGCCGTATCCCAAGGAGATGCGCCGTTGGCTCGCAGACAGGGGGATTGAGGTTTGACATCCTCCCCGACCTAAAGGCCGGGGATTCCCACTAAACATGCAGAACATATTTAACAGGTTGGTTCACGTTTCTACTCGACTTGCGAGACAAGCCCGAAGGCTTATACCGTCTTATGGTCGATCCACGCGCTTTGGAGAGCTGTCCGCCCTCAGAGTGGATATTCTTGGCCGCATTCAAATCGCGGTCATGGTGTGTGCCACACTCTGGGCAATCCCATTCTCGAACAACGAGGCTGAGACTGGACAGAATGTGGCCGCAGTTATGGCATCTCTTCGAGGACGGGAAGAAGCGGTCCACAAGCCGCAACTCCCTGCCGTATCGCTCGCATTTGTATTTGAGCATGGATCGGAACTGACCAAAACTGGCATCGGAGATCGACTTGGCGAGACAATGGTTTTTGACCATCCCTCGCACGTTCAAGTCTTCGATGCTGATTCGGTCGTATTGACGCACCAGATCAGTCGTCACCTTATCGAGGTGATCCTTTCTGGCGTTGCCAATGTGTTCCTGTATCCGAGCAACGCGGATGCGCTGACGGTTCCACCGACCACTACCTTTGACGCGACGGGAGAGAATGCGCTGGGCCTTGGCAAGACGAGCTTGGTTTTTGCTCGTATGCTTCGGGTTGGCAATCCTCTCGTTGTCGCTGGTTGTAGCCAGTCGATTGATTCCCAAGTCAACGCCAACCGTTTTACCGGTTGGGGCGAGCTTGGAAAATTCTTCATCCAAGACCAGCGTGACGAAATATCGCCCGCTGGGGCGTTTGGTAATCGTGACTGTCGTTGGGTTCGACTTGAATTTGTGGCTCCAGCTCACGTCCAATCGCCCCAACCCACTAACAACCAAATTCGGATTGTTGGGGTCGGGGCGGGAGAACTTGAAGGCAGAGACCGTGTATTCAGCGCTCTGCTTGTGTCCCTTCTTCTTGAAACTCGGATAAGCTGCTTCCTTGTTGAAAAACTTCACGAAGGCGTTGTTCAGATGTCGAAGGGACTGCTGAACCGGAACGCAGGAGACTTCACGGAGCCAAGCTGTTTCCTCTTCCCGCTTCCACTTGGTCAGTTCAGCGGATGTCTGGTTGTAGCCAACGCGCTCTTGCCGCATCTGCCACGCATCCGTCCGATATCGCAATGCCCGGTTGTAGGCGTAGCGACAGCAACCGAATACCTTCGCGAGTTCCGCTTTCTGCGGCTCGGTTGGATAGATTCGGAACTGGTATCTGACTTTCACACCAACAACATATATGTGTAAAACAACAATGTCAACACCCAAAGTCACCCAAACCAAAGCCGCCCTGAATAAACCCCTTGCATTGTGAGCGGGGTTTGCTATTACATGAGTCATGCAGATTACAGAACAATACCTTGCAGGGTTCTTCGATGGGGAGGGGTCATTATTGATGAGAAGTCGATCCGATAGGGCCGGGCGACCTGCTCATGTTCAAATCGAAGCCCACATTACCAACAACAACATTGACCTTCTTCGCGCAATTCAGAAAGAGTATGGTGGCACATTATCCAATCACCAAAACACACACAGGATGTGTCATCGCCTCAGATGGACGAATAAAGGTGCAATCCTGAATCTGCTTCAAAAGATTTCAAGGCACCTCATACTGAAACGAGAAAACGCTGAACTTATGCTCCAATATATTAAGATGCACCCACCACACAAAAGGAGCAGGCTTTCCCAAAATACATTTTCGTTTCCCCAAAAGATGTCCGAACTTAACTCACGACTTCGCCACAGATAAAGGGCGGGGTTTCAACCCAGTAATTTTGATGAACGAGCTCCAGATTTGGGCTGTCGCTGATGAAATTGGCTGGCAGGATGTGACAACCGGAGAGGTGATGTCGGAAACTGAGCTTAATCGATGTAAGCCTGCAATCCCCGAGCATGTCTAACACAATACCAGGACTGGGTGGATACACCTGCATCCGCAACAACATGAAGCTCGGCTACTGCGTCGAGTTGGCCATCGACTCGCTGCTCAAAGTGTGCGAGCAAGTCGTGGTGGCCGACAGCGACAGCACGGACGGCACCTTGCAAATGCTGGAGCGCTGGGCTGACAAGGAACCGAGGCTGAAGATTGTCCGGTTTCCGTGGACTGATCCAAGGGGTGTCGGTCATCGGTTCTGGGTTGACTGGCTTAACTTTGCCCGGTCGCATCTGCGGACGGAGTTTCAGATCACCTTGGACGGCGACGAAGTGCTGGATGATTCGCCAGGGTGCCACGAAGCCATTGCGCAGGCATGTGCCGACAACAACCCAAACCGCTGGTTCAGACGGAACAATTACTGGCGTTCACCCGAGTTCGTCATCCCGACCGGCCACTGCTGCGGAGATCGCGTTGTCAGGCTTGGATTTGCCAAGCTCAACATGCCATCGGATCAACCCGTCAAGGCCGGGGAATATCCGATTGTGGACACCGCCAAGGACGATGGGCGGTTGTTGGTGCATCACCTGGGGTTTCTGCGGCCAAAATCGACGTTCTACGCCAAGGCGCGGGCATGTCAATCCATCTGGTTCAACAGCTTTGATCCAAGGCTTGAGGTCGGCGAACAGGCCGGCATTGAGCTATGGGAAACAACCGCTGGGGCGGCTTACGAAGACAAGCTGGTGCGGCACAAGGACAAGCTGCCGGTGCCAGTCCAGAAATGGCTGGCAGAACGCGGGCACAAAGCAGCCGAGTTCATCACCGCAGCCCCTCAGTCAACTGAGAAACGGGTGCGGATCACCGCGGAACTTGACCGGTCCGAGCCGGTAAACGTCCTGCACTCAGGCGACTTCGGCGACATCATCCACGGACTGGCCGTGATGAAGGGGCTTGGCAGGGTCAGGCTGATCTACCGGGACACCAACCACCTGTGCAAGAGGATCGAGGAACGGATTCACCTGATCGAGCCCCTGTTGCGGACACAGCCATACATCGTCGGGGTGGAGAAGTACGAGAACCAACCCATCCACTGGGACGCATCCCAGTTCCGGTCCTGTTACATGCGCACACAGAGCTTGGCAGCCTCCCATATCATGCACTACCGGGGCAACAAACACCTGCCACCGCAGCAGATCGACCTTCGTGAGCCATGGTTGTTGGGCATCCAGCCCGCTCCGGCTGCGGCTGGCCGAGTCGTGATTAACCGTTCCGCCCGGTATCACACCGGGTTCCGATGGGACTTGGTTCGCAACACCTATGGAGATGCGTTGTTGTTCATCGGATTGCCGGATGAACACGCGGCATTCTGCGACCGGTTCGGCGCCGTCGAATACCGGCCAACCAGCGATCTATTGTCTGCCGCCAGGCTGATAGCCGGCTCACGATTATTCATCGGCAACCAGTCTGTCTGTCTGGCCATGGCCGAGGCCATGAAACATGCCCGGATCGCCGAGGTATGCCCGTACAAACCGGATGTCATTGTCCAACCGCAGGACGACAAGTGCCAGTATGTTTGTGGCGGCATCTTGAGGATGCCCTCCCTGTCTGGCGGGGAACCGACCGTTGTTGCCCCCCATGTCGCCCATGAACAGTTGTCCACCATGGTAACACCCCCGGGCGGCTGGCAGTATCCGCGCTGTCAGAAGTCCACCAACGCAGCCGTCATTATGAAGCGGATGATGCTCAACCACGGGTTCAGCAAAGAGGACGCCAGAAGGCAGTTGATGGAATACAATGTCGCCAGATGTCCGGGGTTCTTCGTCAACCCGCTGCGTGACCGGACAGCAGGAATGTTTGAAATGGCGCTTGCCAATGCTGCCGGGTGTGTGCTTTAATTAACGGTTATGAACCACGCGTTGAGCAGCCGGAGTGAAGGAGGGAGCAAATGAAATTTGCGACGACTGAACGCAGGTCTGCTCCGGCAACTGGTTCCCGCGCCAGCGGGAGCCAGTTGCCGGCGAAGCAGCGCCGCGTTCCCGCGACCGCAGGTGGCCTCCTGTATCACAAGACTTCCCTGACTCGTAATGAAACGACGGATGCGATATGCCAATCTGCGAGTCGTGGGAGCCATTATGACCCCAAAAGAAAACACTGACCATGCAAGAAGCGTCCAGAATAGCCAACGAGTTTGTGGTGTGGGTTGCAATAGCCATCCCAATATACGGTCTATGGGTTTTGCTGCTCGGATACCCGCGAATGCGTCCGACTCAAACAGGAAGGCAAAAAAGAGACTGGAAGGAAATGCGGCTGCTATGCAGCGTATCCACAGTGGTTGTTCTCTTGCATTTCGTGATGTGGGAACTTGGGTGGACATTGTTGTGGAGGATGGCCGCAATTCTTGTCGTCTCGTTAATGTTCGGCTTGGTGTGCAAGCATCTTCTGTCGCCGAACCACGAGTTGAGCGACGGCTCCACCGCTCGCTCCAACGACCCCAGTTCGCCTGAGACAAACAACTGATTACCAATGAAAATCGTCATCCCAATCTCCAACGCGGACGTGTCCAAGCTGGGCCGATTCGCCCTTGTCCTGGACAGGTTCAAGTCGCTGTCCAAACACAACATCATGCTGGTGCCGACTCACGGGTGCGAGGACGCAGCCAGGAAGGCGGCACTGGTGCTCAACTCACTGGCAGCAAGTGTCGTCGTCCGGGCGATGGATGTGGACCCGCCCATGGGCTGGCCACGGGCTTGCAACGCCCACTTTCAGGCAGCAGCCCGTTTCGTGGCAGCATCCGGCAGCGAGGAACCATGGTTGTGGATGGAACTGGACGCGCTGCCGATCACACCCGGTTGGGCTGATGCCCTGGAGGACGACTACCAGCGGCTTGGTCAACCGTTCTGCGGCACCGTCATCCAGACACCGTTCCGGGACGCGACTGGCAAGATCGTGTATCAGGACGGGGACACGATGATGATGGGTGTCGGGATTTACCCGGCATGGCTCGGCATCCACGGTCGTTGCGAGATGCTGGCGTATTGTTGCGCAGCATCCAGCCATGCGAGCGCCCAACCATGGGACGTGTATCTGCGGCACGAGATCAAGAACCTTGGCCGGGCACACACCGATCTGATCGCCGATATGTGGCACACGCAGAACTATCGGTATGAGAACGGCCAGATCACGGCGGACTCAATCAAGCATGACCGGGCCGTGAAGGAAAGGGGTGGACCGATCAATCCGAAGGCGGTCCTGGTGCACGGCTGCAAGGACGACAGCCTGGCCAAACTGTTGTTGGGCGAGAGTGCAGCGGCACAGACCGTCAGCCGCGCCCTGATCCAGCCGACCGCCTTTCAGTCAACTGAGAAAGCACCACCGAAACCGCCCAAGCCATCGAAGGAAGAAGTCGAGGCCGCCGTGGTCGAGCAGGCCGGGGCTTCGCTCAAGCAGGGCAAGGCAATCCGCATTAACCACATTGGCCACGCTCACGGCCTCCCGGTAGGCGATGTCAGGGACATTCTTGTCCGGCACGGGTTCACCGTTAGCAAGCCCGGCTGGGTCATGGCGGCCCCGCAATCCGTGGAACAACTTGCATGAACCACGAGTTGAGCGACGGCTCCACCGCTCGCTCCAACGACCCCAGTTCGCCGGAGACAACCAACTGATTACCAATGAACGCCGACGAAGCAGAACGGATACTGGATGAGGCAGCCACAAGGCTGGGCGAGCACTTTGATGCGGTGCAGATTCTCGCATCATCGAACGAGGGCGGAACATCGTCAATGGTCAGTTGCGGTTGTGGCAACTGGTATGCCCGGCAGGGCATGGCCCACGAGTTCATCAACTCCGACATCGCGCAGGACACAGCCCGTCAAATCGCTGAAAAGCTACGGGATGACTAGCCGGGAAGCCACGCTTGCAAGTATGACTGATGTAGAATAATCTTACCGGCATGGCAAATTCCGACCTCATGGTTCCGCTGACGCCCTACGTCCAGCCGGATAACAACAAGAAGCTCATCAAGAGAGGGCGGGTGAAAACGCCGGCAGATGCCGTCGCCATCTTCCAGCAAGACTGGAATGCGGACTTGGAGTCGAAGCGCCAGCGAGCCCGCTGGCAGGAGGTCATCGACTGTATGCCGCCCTATTCCACAAACCGTGATGCAAACCTTGGATATGCCGGGCGGACCAACGTGAACTGGGGGCTTGGCGCACAGGCATTGGCCGAGGCAACCACCCCATACAACAACATCCTCGATGTCATCTCAGACGAGTTCTGCACGCTGCCGACCGACTACGGCGACGAAGCATCGCGGATGTACTGGGAGCCGGTCATGGCCGAGGAGTTCACGAGCGCACTGCTTGAGTGGCCTGAGTTCCATCCGCTCTGGCAGGAGAACTGCCGGTTGTTTGTCAGCGAGGGGCTGTCCCTGTGTTTCTTCGAGGACGACATCAGTTGGGAGTGGCGGGTAGTCGGGCAGCAATATCTTCAGTTCCCGAGGCGCGTTCGGGCAAACATCGAGAAACTGGACCACGTTTCATGCCGGGTGTTGATGCTGCCGCACGAATTGTATCAGCACGTCAAAAACCAGAAGGCTGCGTCAGACGAAGGCTGGAACATCCCGGAAGTGATGAACGCACTGCGCAACAACATTCGGGTGCCGGGTATTGCTCCGAATGACGCCCAGGCTTGGGAAGCCTACTGGAAGGACAACGACATCACCATGGGGTGCACCAACGCCACCATCTCGACCATTCATCTTTGGGTGAAGGAACTGGATGGGAGCACAAGCCGGTACATCTGCAACGAGGACGGAAGCGGCGATTGGCTGTACAAGGCCGAGGGACGCTATCATGCCATGTCCCGGCACATCATCTCCTATCAATACGGAGTGGGCAGCAACGGCGACTTCCAGTCCATCCGTGGGCTCGGCCATCAACTGTTTTCGCCGGTCTGCGCCATCAACCGCGTCCTGTGCAAGTATGTGGACATGGCGAACCACGTTGCCACACCGCACTTGCAGGCCGAGAACGAGGATGCGATCAACGATATTCCGATCAAACCACTGGGGCCGTACATGAGCATCGGGCAGGGGTATCAGTTTGTGGAAACCAAAGTCCCTGATTTCGGTCAGAACCTGCTGCCGTTGCTCAACGTCCTTCAGGGGTACTACGCATCACAGGCGGGGCGCTGGACGCAGGGTGTCAGCAACACACTGGATCGGACGGAGCGTACCAAGTATGAGAAGCAGATGCAGTATGAACAACAGGGGAGCATGTCCACGAGCAACATGACCCTGTTTTTCTCTGCTTGGGAACGGCATTTGAAGGAGATCGTGCGGCGCATCATCAATCGGAAATACACGTCGTCCGATCCGGGCGGCTGGCTTGTCCATCGGTTTCGGGGGCGGTGCATGAGACGCGGAGTCCCGGCGGAAGCGATCTTCCACATCGACGTGGAGCGCATCAAAGCCAACACCGGGCTGGGGAAAGGCTCGGCAACGGAACGGGCGGTCATCATGGACCGGATGCAGGTGTTGTATCCGAGGCTTGACCCGTATGGGCAGCGGAAGCTCGACCAGATGATGGCCGCATCGCTGGTCGGTGTGCGTAAATCCCGCGTGTTGTTCCCGGATGATCCGAGCATGAGACAGCCGATTGACGCCCAGATCGCGGAACTGGAGAACAACCAGTTGGTGATGAGTCTGCCTGTCGAGGTCATGCCGGAACAGAACCATGACGTGCATCTGGCCGTGCACACAAGGCGGCTTGGGGTGCTGAACACCGAAGTTGTCGAAGGGCGGATGACACTCGCCGATGGTGTCAACGCCATGCAACCGATTTGGGAGCATTCAAATGTGCACCTTGAACTGCTGGACCCAACGAGCCCCAACCTGCCGCTCTACAAAGAGGCGTTGGAACAACTTGGGCAGGTCATCATAAACGAGAGGAAACACCAGAACGCGATTGCCGCCCGCGAAGAACAGCAGATGATCGAGGGTGGGCAGGATGCACAGTCTGGTGCCATGGCATCCGGCCAGCAGTTGATGCAGGCCACACAAGCCCAGATGCGACTTGGGGAAATCAGGATGAAACTGGATGAGCGCGAGGCGCTGCACCAGCAAAAGCTGCGGCACAACGAGGAACGGGAACGCCAGCAGCAACAGATCAGGGACGCCAAGACGGCCTTGGAACTTGCCAGGACATGACATGAACATAGACGAGTTTAGGTTGTCGGAAGCCCGCCGTGCGGCGTTGGCTGAGTTGCTTCGCAACCCGGTATTCCAACAGGCAAGTCAGGCTGTCCTGTTGTCGTGCATCCCATCGGGCGCCACAAGGCCGCCAGAACCGGGGTTGCACCCGGACACAGCGCTGGCGCATCACCATCACAGACTGGCCGGGCGAGCCGAGGCACTGGCATTGCTCGAAAAGATGACCAGGCCCAAGCCGGCGCACGAAGATGAGCCCGAGGAAGAATTTACGTCAACGCTCAAGGAATACCTGAAACTCGACCACAATGCCCAGTAACACCAGCACCGTCATTCAGCCCCCGCCACCGCCGGCAGCCACTCCCAACCCCGCCACAGCGCCAGCAGCAGCACCATCTCAGTCAACTGAGAACGGTTCTGCTGATCGGTTTACCCGGATGACGCAGGCAATCGCCGAGCAGCAAATCGTCGCCCCACGAAGCGTTGGTGCCAGACCGGATGAAGCCAAGCCGGCAGCCGCGCAAGCTGCTCCAAAGCCAGAGCCAGACAAGCAGGAGGTTCCGAAGCCAGAGCCCGGCAAACCGGGATCGACACCGGCAGCCAAGGAGACCGAGCCGCCCAAGAGCGGTGTTGAGAAAATCCTCGGCACCAAGCCCGAGAATCCCGAACAACCAACCGACAAGCCGCTGACCAGGTGGAAGGAACTGCGCGAGAAGGAACAACGACTGGAAACCGAGATCATGCCGGAACTGGAGAAGTTGCGGACGGAACTCCAAGACCTTCGCAGCCGCGTCCCGGAAGACGTGGACAAGGAACTGACCGAACTGCGGCAGTTCAGGGACATGCACGACATCCGCTCCAGCCCCGAGTATGTCGAAGCCATCGTCAAGCCATACAACCGGCACAACGGTCTACTGTCTGAGATCGGCCAATACCTCGCCATCGAGCAGGGAGTGCTGGCGGAAGCCGTCAACGAACCCAACCCGATCCTGCGGGCAGAGAAAGTGGAATCAGCGTTGCGGACATCGGAACGGGAAGTCTCAGCCAGCCTGATAGCCAAGGCCACTGATGCCGCCGATCACATCCACGAACTGGCCGTCAAAGGGCAGGAAATGGAAGCCAAGGCGGAAGAACTGCGCAACGCCAACGCAGCCAAGAAAACCTACGAGGAAGCCCAGCGCACAAAGCTGGAGGCAGAACAGCGCCGGAAGGCTGCTGACGAAGTGTATGCAGCAATCGAGTCCAAACTGGGACCGGTGCTCGCACGGGACGAGGTTGCACAGGCAGTCAAAGCTGCCAGGTATGCCGAGACGCACAATGAAAAGGCTTACCAGGCCCAAGCCGGCGAACTGCTTCCATATCTGGTTGAGGAAGGCAACCAGTTGCGGGCGAAGGTAGCCGAACTGGAAGGCATCCTTGCTGATCGGAACCGGGCCAAACCATCCGGCGACGGCGTGTCCCAGGCACCGGAAGCGTCAACCGTCCCAAGGGAAGTTGCACTGGCCAACGCCATTTCAGCCTACCGGCAGGGTGGCGGAAGATAGACGCAAGAAAAAATGTCTTGCGTTGAATTGCACGGAATGCAATAATTCCCGGCAACGAGCATAAATCCGGTTGATGCCGGGCATGGATGGCTCTCCATGCGAACATCAGACTAGAGCGAAAAACCCGGCAACGGGGTTAGCGTAGCTCCGCTGACACAGTAATCCGCCATGACGCGGATGCAGCACTGTGCAGCATCAGGCTAAGTGGCATTCAAGTAATCCCACATTTTTTCGCTATGAGCGCAACCCCCCTCGACAACTTCATGGTCGCTGACGAATCTCGTATCGTCGGCGAAATCAACCGCATTGGCCGTGTCCGTGGCCGTGTCTCCGCACTGATGGAGAAAGACCTTTTGCCGGAAGGCATGGGCTACAACTACGAATCGGTTGTTTATGACCGTTCTGGTTCATCCGGTGGTGCAGGCTGGCAGAACCTCGCTGAAGAAGACGGCACCCTGAACAACTGCGTGCCTGATCCCGGCGAAGTCAACTCCGCCATCACGCGTACGGCGTTCACCGCCCAGGTCCGGCTTGAGAAGTCGGAGCCCATCTGCTTCCTGGATGCCAGGAACCAGTACATGTTCCAGAAACAGATCACCGCCAAGCAGGACAACTTTGCCGGCGTGATCGCCGACATCTGGGAGGAAAGGGACAAGTCAGCGTTCTTCACGCTTGCCGGGCACAAGATGGTGTTCGACGGCGCGTTGACCGAGAGCACCGGGGCGACGATGCCCTTGTCGGTCCCGACCAGCCGGATCACGCAAGACCTCTTGGATTACTGGTACACCCGGTTGATCCAGGACGGTTACGGCGAAGAAGCCTACGCGATGTCCAACGGCAAACCGCTCGTGACGGCCATCATGTCGTCCGAACGCCAGCGCGACATCATCAAGGCCGACGCGTCGACCAGGCAGGACTTCCAGTACGCCGACATGGGGCAAGGCGACAAAGCCACCCTGTTGCGCGGTTGGGGAATCGACAAGGCGTACAGCAACTTCCTCCAGGTCATTGACGACCGGATGCCCCGCTACGACTTCATTGGCGGCGCATGGGTGGAACGTCCGTTCTACGCCAACGAGGCCACGACCATCGGCGACAAGCAGGTGGTTGCCCACAACTACCGGAACGCCATGTACGAGGACATCTACCTCTGGCACCCGAAAGTGGCCAAGCGCCTGACGCCCAAGCCCATCGGATCGGTTGGCGGCATGACCTCGGGCGAGGCCGTCAACTACAACGGCGACGTGCTCTGGCGCAACATCCTGAGTGAAACCGAGAACCCGCTGGGGAACATCGGTCGCTATTGGGCGGCGCTGTGTGCCGCGTATGAACCGTCCAAGCGCCAGTATGGCGTTGTGATCCGCGTTCTGCGCTGCAACATCGTGAACACGCTCGATTGCAGCTACTAATCAGCGGCAACCCAATCAGCCCCGGGGTCGTCATGGCCCCGGGGCACACTCCTGAACAACATGGAACCTGAATCGGACAAACCACTGGGCGGGATGGCCCTGATGATCGGCATGAAAGATGTCGAGAAGGAATCCAAGCAATACCTTTCCCCGCCAGCCGGGTTCTCGCCGCCCCCCGACGTTGAACCAGGCGACTCGTTCGACATCACCGCCAGGGTCAAGCTCGAAGAAGATGGACGCCTTTGCGTAACCCAGATCAACGGGATTCCCGACACCGGCAAGACCGGGATGGTTGAAGAAGAAACCGAGGAAGATTCCGAGGAGGAAGTGGTTGAGGAACCAACCCGTGAAACACGGTTGAAGGACGCCATCACAGCAGCCGGATACTAACAAAGCCATGGTCAACATATCCACAGAGGGACAGACTGAAGTGCCGCTCCTTCTGCGGATAGCGGAACAGACGGTTATCTGGGGTGCAGCGGAAGGCACTGCCCCCTTGCATCCGAACGCCTCGATGACCGAGGTGCAACTTCTGTTCGTCATCGCGACGAACATCCAACAAATCGCAGCAACATGAGCGTAACGGTCGCCAACTCCAGCCACGTCAATCCCAGCATGACCGAAGTGGACCTGCTGCGGATCATCGCAACGAATATCACCACCATTGCGGCGAATCCGAGCGGACCGGTCTATCAGACCAGCACTGGCGGCAACGGTGCCGCTGACTCTGGCAAGTTGTTGATGTTTGGCGCTCACGGAGAAGCCTCGTGTTCAAAGGACTGGCACGTTGAACCGAATGATGCAGGGACGGCCGGCGGCACGATTTTCCTGCGGGACAAAGACGGCCTGTTCACCGCCCGCATCCGTCCCACCGACCTGACTGACAACCGGCAGTTCACCATTCCTGATGCAGGCGGGACATGGGCATTGCTTGAAGTGGCGAACGTATTTACCGCTGGGCAAACCATCCAACCGGCATCCGCCGCAACGTGTCTGACCCTGACGGGCGGCACCGTAACGACCAGCAACCCGTTGATTGCAGCCACCCAGACGTGGAACGCCGCCGGGGTGGCGTTTTCGGCGTTGACCCTGACCGTAACCGACACGGCGAAGGCGAGTAATTCGAGCTTCTTCAAGATCACGAGAAGCGGCTCGACCGCATCGGTTTTGGACATCTACTACTCCAGTCCTTACACGTTTATCAAGTTTGGAGGCACCGATGCGAATAATGGATATTGCGAGTTGTCGTCGCGTTACGGCAACCTTTATGCGACCCCTCACAATGGGGGGATCGTGTTTTTCAACGGTGACAACATTGATTTGCGGGCCGTCTCTCACAACATCGCAACGACCTACTTCATCCTGTCGTCTGACGGCGCGGCGAACATTCTGGCGTTGCGCAACGCCGCGAACGCACAGACGTTTCGTTCCTACTACTCCTACACGGACGGGAGCAACTATCAGCGTGCCGCCCTCAAGGTTGCGGCAGCGAACATCGAGCTTGCGGCTGAAACAGCCGGGAGCGGAGCAGACAACATCGACCTGTTGTTGACGCCTGCCGGCACGGGTGTTGTGCAATTCGGCACCTATTCAGCCCTCGGTGCTCCCGAAGAGACCGTGTCCGGGTTCATCACCATCAATGATTCCGGTGGCACACCACGAAAGCTAGCCGTCGTGTCCTAACCACGCAACGCCATGACTCTGAACGTCACACCAACCGCCGACCAGGAAACCGCGCTGCGGTTCTTCCGCAGGAAACACAACGCGGCGAACGGCACCAGCCTGACCGCCGCGCAATACGGTGAACAGGTGGCTATCCAACAGAAGCTGGACCGGCTGGTGGAGGCGATGAACGAGGAACGCGCCACGTCTGAACTGACGACGGCGTTCAAGGCTGCGAGCCCGGCGACTCAGGCGACCGTGAGGACGGCCCTTGGCATTTCCGATCCATGAAACACACACTGAAACTGAACAACGGACTCGCCGTGCTTACAGAATCGCTTCTGGCGGCACCGGACGGGTATGGCACCGCAGCCGACCTGCTGCGCGGGGCGAAGCTCTCGACCCGGATCGCAGCGCCCCCAAGGGAGGGAGACCCAGGCCCGGACTGGATGTTTGAGAACGAGCGGGAAATCGAGATCACCGAGAAGGAACGTGATCTTCTGAAGGCGGTCGTCACCAAGCATGTCGGCAAGATTCCAGCATCGGCAATCTCTGCGAAACTGTTGGAACAACTCGGCTTTGACGCATGAAAACGGCAATCATCATTTCCCTTGGCTGGATCATTGGCACAGTCGCGATCCTGTTGCAGATGTCTTGCGCCAACAAGCCGGACCACATCGACAAGATGTTCCAGCAGATCGAGGCCCGCGCCATGGCCGGCGCACAACTCAGGAGCGCCAGACCATGAACCGCGCCCCGCTTGCCATCATCGCCATCATCCTGTCATCGTGTGCTGGCGCTGAGTTCACGACTTACACGGCTGGCACTGACAAGGACGGCAACACCAAGGCAATCCCGGCACAGCGCACCCGGTTGATCGCCTTCGCGAGCAAGCAGGCGATGGGCCGGATTCCGACACCGTTCGGCATGGGCGAGGATTTGGCGCAGGACTCGACCAAGGTTGCCGGGAAAGCCATGGATGCGCTCATGGCCATCGGGCTTGCGGAAGTGGCTGCCGACGTGTCCAACGTGGCGAGCAACAACAGCAAGGCCGTGGACATCACCAACAGCAACAACGCCGTTGCGACCAAGCAGATTGAGGCATCGTCCGAGGTAACGAAATCTGCAATCGACAAGGGGCTTGAGGCGATTCCGAAGTAATCACGCCACCTGTATGTATGCCTTCTACCCATCATTTCCAATCTCCCATGGCTGCTCCTGAAAGTGCACTGTTTTTATTGTGGGTCGGCATCGCGGCCATTGCAGCCGGAATCGGCGCTCTCATGGGCATGACGCAGGACATGGTGGCGATGCTGGCGGAGATGCCAGCCGATCAGGTTGAAGCCGTGACCTCGGTTCTGGACAGCAACCGGCTGGTCATGTTCTCGATTGTCGGAGCCATCGGTGGCGGTGTCCTGTCAATCGTCATCTATCCGATCAAGGGCAACATCAAGCAGATGGCCGCCAAGATGACAGTATCCGTCATATCCGGCGGGATCTTTTGTCCGTTGTTTGTGTTTGCCCCGGCGTTCATGGAGGTGCTTCCGTGGTTGTCGGTCGCGGAACGCACACTGATTGTGAGCGCCGTCATCGCGATGTTCGCATGGGGCACGTTGCAGGAAGTTCTGCCGCTGGCCGGAGCAACCGCGAAGTCCGCCCTGCGATGGATTTTCAGGCTCCCGCCCGACCATCCGGTGTTTGGTTCTCAGTCAACTGAGGCGAAGCACAAGAAACTGAAGCGATGATATGGAGACGCTGGTACCAATTTTGCTTGTAACTGCACTGGCGGGCATCATCGGGGGCGCCGTGTCATTGAACCGTTTATGAAAAGTCTTTCACCGCTCATCTATGCCCACGCCATGAAAGACCTTGGGGTGAAGGAGATACCCGGCAAGGAGTCACATCCGAGGATTGCTATGGCAATCAAAATGGCGGCGGACTGGCTGCCAGTGTCGGACGACGAGGTACCTTGGTGTGGCGCGATTCGCGGCCTATGGGGGTTGGAAACAGGGACAGGCGTTCCCCCGGAACATTACCGGGCGAAATCGTGGCTTGGGTGGGGCGAGCCGATCAAGTTGTCGGAAGCCATGCAGGGAGATACCATCGTGTTCAAAAGACCTGGTGGCTATCACGTTGCCTTGTTCAACGGCGTTGGAACCGGCGTGGTTAATGTGCTGGGCGGCAACCAAAGCAATGCCGTCAACTTCTCAAACTATCCGACATCAAACATCGTCGGCATCAGAAGGAGGGCCGCATGAGCACGGCCTTCGCGAGCGCCCATACCAGCGAGATGACCGCGACCGAGATTGCGCGACTCAGGATTGATGTCCGCCGCAAACTGGCAGGGTTCAACGGTCCACTGGTTGCTGAAAAATTGCGAGGGCGCTTGTGGAAGGTCCACGAGTCCTTCGTCTATGAAGTCGGGCACGATGAAGTCATCTATGTCCCAAGGGGGTTTGTTACTGATCTGGCCAGTGTGCCGAGGCCATTCTGGCCGATCTGTCCGACCGATGACGGTTACTCGCAGGCAGCAGTCCTGCATGACTGGCTGTGCCGGCATCAGGGCAAGGTCGAGAAGTTCTACACGGTGCGCCGGACCAGCGAGATATTCTACAACGCGATGCGCGAACTGGGCATCGGGAAGTTGCGGGCCGGCATCATGTTTCGTGCTGTGCTGCACTTCGGCCCGCAATGGGACAAACCATCGACCAAACGAAAAAAGTGAAACCAATCGGACTCATCACACTAGCTGCCGCGATCATTCTGTCAGTTTTGGCAGGGTTCCGTTGTGCTGCCGAGGAAGCCAGGACAACGCCGGTCAAGAGATACCCGCTTGGATGGAAAGGCGATCCACCGGGCAGGAAGGTAACGCCATTCGCCACGCACCCAGGCTTTCGTGCCATGCGGATCGCGCCGGCCAGCGATCTGACCGGGCTGATGCCAAAGATATGGGACCAGCAGACCATCGGTTCCTGTGTCGGCAACGGCGTTGCCAGGGCGATCTCATTCGCCCACTCCAAGCAGTTCAACCATCGGGCAGGTTGCATCGAGCCGTCCCGGTTGTTTCTCTACTACATCGCCCGGGCGAAGCAGGGATGGGAGAACGAGGATTCGGGTTGCTACATCATCGACTGTGTTGGCGAGGCAGGGCGCATCGGCGCAACCCCCGAGTGCCAGTGGCCGTATGACGTGCGCAAGGTGTTCGTCAAGCCGCCAGCCAAAGCGTATCAGGCTGCATCCAAGCGACAGGTGGTCAAGGCTTACAAGGTGGACAACACTGATGAACGAAGCATTCGGGTTGCCTTGTCCAACGGTTATCCGGTCATCTTTGGTTCCATGGTCTACTCGGCCATCGAGACATTGGGCTACAACAACTGGATTCTGCCCATGCCACGGAAAGGTGAACGACCTCTTGGTGGGCACTGCATGGTCATCAGCGGGCACAACGATTCCGAGAAACTGTATCTGATCGACAACAGTTGGGGCATCGGCTGGGGCAGGAACGGTCGCGGCAAGTTCCCGTACGAATACATCCACCGTGGCGACATCACGGAGGACTGCTGGGTCATCGAAACAATGGAGCATTGAAGCTCCCCGGCCTAAAGGCACGGGGATTCCTGCTTCGACGACCGTCTATTGACAGTCTCCACAGGCGTGATTTCGCGTCCTTCCGACGCTACAGATTTGTTTTGCGGATGCAGAGCGAACCGCTTGATGTTGAGGGCCGCGTTCAGGTCACGACAAGTCGTGGTCCCGTCCGCGTGCCGGATCACCCGATCCGACAACTTTAAGTCCGGTAGGTAAGCTGCTGTTTTGTGGTCGGTCTTCGAGCTGGGCTCGAATCTGCCGATCACTAGGACATTCTTCCCGGCTCGCTCTGCTTTGTATTCGAGGAACGTTCTGAACGTCCCCCATCCTGCATCGGCTATGCTCCGGGCAAGCCGATGGTTTTTCACCATATTACTCACCGCAAGGTCTTCGATAGCGAAGGAGTCCGTTTGGTTATCGCGGACAAGTCTCGTGGTTAGTTTGTGAAGAAAATCTTTACGAGTATTCGTTACTCGTTCATGAAGTCGGGCGACAACCTTGCGCTGTTTATTTCGGTTGTTGCTGCCTTTTTTCCGCTTATCCATGCGGCGTTGTGCGCGGCGTAGTTGCTTGAGTCGCTTTTTCAACGGGCGCGGGTTCGCAACTACTTCCCCGGTGGAAAGAACGGCAAAGCTCTTCAAACCCAAGTCGATCCCAACAGTCCCGGGTTCAGTGACCGGCATTTTCTCTGGGGTTGGCTCGTCGGTTTCACATAGAACGCTGGCGAAATACTTGCCGGTAGGAGTCTTGGAAATCGTGATCGTCTTGATTTTTCCTTCGACCGGGCGGCTGATCTTGGCTTTCAGTTTCCCGACTTTGGGAATCTGAACGAAGTCATCTCCGACTACCCCGAACTGCGGCACCTGAAAGCTCTGCCGGTCATGTTTGGACTTGAACTTCGGAAACCCCTTCTTCTCCCGGAAGAACCGGGTGTAGGCCATATCGAGATTGACGAGAGCAGCTTGAAGGCTCTGGGAGTTCACTTCTTTGAGCCACGCAGTTTCCTCGGCTTTCTTGAGCGTCGGAAGTTCTGCGCTCAAATCGTAGCGAGTCACGTTTCGCTTTTCGGCTTCCCACGCCTCTTTCTTGGTAGCGAGGGCACGGTTGTAGAGCCACCGCACGCACCCGAAATGCTTGGACAGGAAAACCTCCTGCTCAGCATTCGGGTAGATTCTGTATTTGGTGGCCCGGAACATGACTTGTTTTTTCGCACAGAGGCTTATACATGTCAAGCACTCTTTTTAAGCCGCCATCAAGGGCGGGGTTTTAGACCCAAATTTTTTGTTGAAGCGGCGATGATGTAGAATAATCTTTCCGGCATGGCAAATTCGGATATGATGGTTCCGCTGACGCCTTACGTTTAGCCGGATAAGATGCCTGACATTTTCAGAATCATGGCCACGCCAAACCCGTCCGAGGTAGCAATTGCCGTCGGGGTGCAGGCGACTCAGTTGCGGCCAACAAACATTCCAACGCCCGGCACGGCGTATCAGGACATCTCATACATCCGGCACATCAGACCGAATGAAGGCTGGGGAACGTACCAGTATTCGGGCATGAGCAATGACACCGCCACGGGGCTGGTCATGTTCTACTTCGCACAGGCAAAGACGGATACCGAGCGCAACACACCGTTCCGGTCCCGGACCTACTTCGATGTTCATTCATGGCCGCCCATCCTGCATTCGCTCCAGTTCTTGCAGGACTACACGTTCCCACGAGCGGTGTCCACGGTGCAGGACAACGATCCCGCCATTGCCGTCATGCCAAGCTATTCAACCCGTGAGATTTACACACCGGGCGGGCAACTTGGTTCATTGATCCAGGTGGACGAGTTCTTTGCGCCAACACCATTCACGATCCCGCAATGGCAAATCCCAGTCCCGACCCGTGTAAGCTACGACTTCAACGGGTTTGAAGGCTCCTTCCCGGAATGTCTGCATGACGACATCACTATTCCATCCCTGAGAACAGGCGTGAAACAGGTTGCGGTTGCGCCGTCAGGCAGTTCGGGCGAATCACTTGGCGGGACATTGGATGGCCAATTCTTTCCAGCGACAAACTTCAAAACCTGGGCACCTTATACGACAAAGGATGACCAGCAATACACGGACGGTGGTTGGTACCGCGTCCGTGTCCGAGTCACCCCGCCGCCAAAACCCAAGCTCGTAAAATCCTAGCCATGGCCTTTCCAACTCCACTTTATGTTCTGACCAAGGACGGCTTGTACATGCCGATCACCGGCGCGTTGTGCAAGTCCAGCGTTGACTTCCTGTTCTATGACGGTGAGACATACCGGGACGAACTGGATGCCGGATTCCTTGGGAACCCGCACTCGACGTTCTCAAGACAGAACGATGCGCAGGCAGCCGACGCTCTACCGCCACCGGGGGCTACCTATGCCGATCTAATCACGGAGCTTTCCGTCGACGGATCGGGCACAGCATCCGAGAGCAGCCTTGGGGCGGCTTTTGTGAACGGAGCAAGTGCGCTGATACAAGCGAAAAAGGACCTTGTGTCCGGTGTCCTAAATCCAACGATGTTGCCAGGGAACGATCCGCCACTTGTCGGGCTGCTCGGCAAGGGTGCCATCACGACCTATGCGCCGTCCCTGTTGGCGGATGCCGCGTTCAATGAATCGGACAGTTACGGTCATGTCCTGCCACGTTGGAAGCCGAAGATCAGAACCCTGTTCCAGTGGTGGGATTCGGCAACGCCCGGACAGGCGATGACATTCACTGGCACGACGGTCTTGAATGACCCTAACCTTACGCTGTCGAGCGCCAGACCGTTGTTGGTTGGGCAATTGCTTTCCGGCGCTGGTATCCCGAGCGGCGCACGGATCGTAGAGATCAAGCGGGCCACAAAGTTTGTCGCATCAGCCAGTCTTGTCAGCCTTCTGGCGACTGAGGTTGTCATGTCGCATCAGGCCACGGCAGGTGCCACAGTGGAAGTGACTGCATCCGGCGGCAACATCGTTGGTGAATGCTGGGCTGATGAGTTCCTGATGTGCGCCGGCGGTGTTCCGTTGCGTGTGTAGTCATGCTCCCCCGGGCCGAACAAGAGGCTTACCAACGGTTCGCATCGCAGCCATCGAGGCGCAGATGGCAACCGCTTGTTTCCCCGTATTCACTCGGCAGATCAGGGGAACAGGGACCGCAAGGTGACGCTGGCGAGGATGGTATAGGAATAGCCGGAGCGCAGGGTGCCCAAGGCGACTCCGGAGCGCAGGGGGCTCAAGGAGCGCAAGGCAACCAGGGCGACCAAGGCGCTCAAGGACCGCAGGGCTTCCAGGGCGATCAGGGGCCGCAGGGGTTCGACGGGATTCAGGGGCCGCAGGGACCACAAGGGCCGCAGGGGCCAGAGGGGGTCAAGGGCAGTTTTGTCAAGACAGCGCTCGGCATTTACGAGTTCGCATGTATCGAGGGAACAAGGCCGTGGTTCATTGACATCATCCAGGCCAATGCCCCGTTGCGGCCACGGTTCAGGGCCGCTGTCGATGAATCATCTGCCATCCGGTTCAGGTCACTGGATGACGCCCTTGACCTTGTGTTTGCGGTTCGCGCTGACTTCCCCGACTTCGACATGCCTGACGGTACGGACGCGCAGCGCAATCACAGCATCCGGTTCTGGAACCAGGAATATCTGACCCCATGAAAACCTACGACGATCAGTGGCGGCTTCCGGCCATCACACCAGAACGGCGTCGGCCTATTTCCGTTGCCGCCCCGACGTGGCTTGAATCGGGCGCAACCGGTCCACAGGGGGCAGCCGGCTTGGCGGGGGTGGGTACGCAAGGAGCACAAGGACCACAAGGGGCACAAGGGGGGCAGGGCATCGCCCCGCAGGGACCGCAGGGCGATCCCGGGGACGTTGGCGTCCAGGGAACACAAGGCTTGCAGGGAGCGCAAGGGGAGCAGGTTACTGGTCCACAAGGAGATGAGGGCGACCAGGGGGTTGCTGGAGCCAAGGATTCGGTTGTGTCAACGCGGTTTGGCATCTACAAATTCGCCTGCCTTGAAGGTGCGAGGGCATGGTTTGTGGATATTGCGGGCATCGGCGTCAACAGAGACAGGTTTGAAGCGGCAACACGCAATGCTTCCAAGGCTGAGTTCAGGTCCGTTGATGGCAGGCACAAGCTGACATTCGCCGTGCGCAATGAGTTTCCCGAGTTCGACATGCCTCAGTCAACTGAGAAACAGAGGAACCACAGCATCCGGTTCTGGAACCAGGCACATCTTTGAAGGCAAGCATCATCACGCCAACGCACAATCCAAAGCTGTTGCACAGGGCAGCGGCAGGCATCGCCGCGCAAACGGGCTGCGACATTGAGTGGATCATCCTTTGCAATGGTCCAGCACAGGTCGCCGATGTCGAGGGCGCCATTCATGGCATCCTGCCGCACGAAACGCGAGTCAACATTCTGCGTTGGGACGGTCCCGTGTGCGGTGTCGGGCAATTGAAGTTGATTGCCTGCAACGCGGCTACCGGAGACTTCATTGTTGAACTCGACCACGATGATGAACTGATGCCCGGGTGCATCGAGCACCTTGCCAGAGCGTTCCATGCCGGGCATGGTTTTGTATCCAGCGCAACCATCGAGATCAAGCAGGACGGCGGAGACGTGCTTTACGGTGCGGCCTATGGGTGGGAGCACCGGGAAACAGAATGGGGTGGCAGAACAAGGAGATACAACGTGCCGTTCCCAGCCACCGCCCGCAGCCTGTGTGAAATTTACTATGCACCGAACCACGTCCGAGCATGGGACAGGAAGTTATATCACCGCATCGGCGGCCATGATCCATCCCTTGCGGTTGCTGATGACATGGACCTGATGATTCGGTTCTATCTTGCCGGCGCAAGTTTCTGCGTCATAGACAGGCCACTGTATGTTCAGCGGTTCCATGGCGACAACACCCAGCACAGCAGGAACGGAGAAATCCAGCAAACGGTTGCCACACTGAAGAACCGCTACATCAGGCAGTTGGTTGACGAGCAATGCCGGCGCAACAACCTGCCCAAGATTGACTTGGGTGCAGCGCACGGAACGCCAGACGACGGCTGGATCAAGGTTGATGCGTTAGGCGGTCCAGGTGTGCTGGACATTGACGTTACCAATGGATTGCCGTGGTCAGACAACAGCGTGTTCGCCGTCCGCGCCCACGACTTTCTTGAGCACATCCCGATTGGCGACGTGGTTCCATTGATGAACGAGATTCATCGGGTGTTGGTCCCTGGGGGTTGGTTGCTCACAAGCACACCGAGCACCGATGGCCGGGGCGCGTTTCAAGACCCGACCCATTGTTCGTTCTGGAACGCAAACTCATGGTGGTATTACACCAGGTCGCAACAGGCCAAGTATGTTCCGGCGATCAAGGCCAGATTTTCAGCGGCCAGATTATTCACTCATTACCCGTCTCAATGGCATGAACAACACCAGATCAGCTATGTTGTGGCGGACCTTGTGGCACTCAAGGGACAGCGCGAGCCGGGGCTAAACGGCTTTTGTTAGGCATTGCAAACACATTTAACCTGTGATAAAATCCATTGTTTATGGCAACCGTTGTCCCACAAAACCCGGCACAGATGTATCAAATTGCCAAGATGACGGGTCGCAAAAATCCGTTTCAAGGCGGCCCTTTGATTCTTAGTGATACTGGGATGCCTGCGCCGCCCATCGGTTCAAGAGGGGGTGGAACGCCCGGGCAATCCAAGACGGTTGGGTTGAGCCGGCGCGGCATGAACCCAGTCGGCGGGAACACCAATGTTGGTGTTGCCGCCGGTGGGAAGACAGGACTGCGTAGCGTCGTGCCGTGGCGATCGTATTCAGGGATGCAGAAACAGGGTGGCAGGATCGGAGCTGGTTCGGGTGCGCCCGGAATGCCTGCTGCGGGCCGGATTGGCTATCGCGGCGAGGCACCGCTGGCACCGACCACGGCTGATTACACCGCAGAACATGGCGGATTGTCGAGGCAACTGCCGTCCAATCTGGACCGGTTTCATGCCGGGCAATCGTATTCCCGCGATCCAGGCACCGGCCAGAGGATGGTCCCCGCTCCATGGGAACTGCAACAGGAACGATCCAAGCTGGCCCGGGGCGGAGACTGGGAACAGCGCGGAGCATTTGAACAGGCCATGCAGGGCGACCGGACCGAGCTTGACCGAGTGCGCGAATGGCGGCGCAGAATGGACGCGGATGCAATGGCGCAGATGCGCAGTGAAATGGACCCAGGGGCCGTGGCGGATTACCGGGCAAGAATGGCTGGGCACAGAAGCGCCCGGCAACCAGCACCATACCAGAGCGGAGGCTTTGCATAGTGGATACCAGGCTGACCGTTGCGGATGTCAGGGCGATCCTGTATCCGATCATTGATCCGGGCGACGCGAACAGCGCCGCTTTTTTGCAGTACTTGAATCAGGCCAGCGAGCGGTTGCTATATTCAGGGAAGTGGAAAGGGTCGATTGTTCCGGTCGTGTTCGCCACATCCGCCGGGTTCATCACGCTGCCGAGGGCTTATCTGTCAGTGCTGGCTCATCAGTATGCCGACAGTCCCGGGCTTGTGTTCAGCCAGTTCCATGAATACGTCGAGTGCGGCCCCGGCGAGTTTGACATCACCGGCAATGCCAATGGCATCATCATTGACATGGGCGACGGATTCTGCACCCAGACCGACATCACCGAGGGCGACTCAGGGGTGTTGCGCATCACGATCACCAACGCGGCGGACGCCGGCAAGACCATCCGCTTTTTTGGCTTGGATGAAAATGGTGACGAAGTGTATTCCAACGGCGCCCCCGGCGTGGCGTTCACGACCGTCTTTCCATCCGCCGACACGAGCCAGATATTCAGCAAGGTGACGGACATTCAGGCTGCAACGATGGCCAATGCCTGGACGCTTTCGTGGATGGACGGAGTGACAGCAACGCAGATCGGCGAGTACGAGCCGGGCGAGACACGACCGCGGTATCGCCGGTACAAGACCGGTGTGGCGACACAAACATTGCGCTGTTTGTGCAGCCGGCGGTTCATCCCGCTTGTAAACGAGACCGATTGGGTGATGCCGGGCAACATCGGGGCGCTCAAGGCAGCCCTGCAGGCGCTCAAACAGGAGGATGCGAACGACATGGAACGCACCCAGGAAGCATGGCAGCGCGCATACTTCGTCCTGAACCAGGAGACCAAGATTTTCAGGGGCGGCAACCGCATCTCAATCCCGATCAACACCTTTGGGTACCGTGAAGCGGTCCCGACCTCGCCCTGACATGCCAACTCCACAGACATACTTTGGCTTCGGCAAACAGAAGTTCGGCGATTACTTCACCGACACCGAGGATTATCAGGACAGGGTGAAGCGCGGGTACGTTCCCCTGGACGTGGCCCTCGGCAGGATGCAGGCCGAATCAGAACTGGATGCGCTCGACCTTGCCAGACGTAATCTGGACAATCAGTTGTTGCAAGCCGAGCAAGAGGACCGGCTGCTGAAGGGCATCGGTTCCATGGACATCGGCACCCAATCCGGCGTGGAAGGAATGCGCCGGTTGCTTCAGGAGAACCCGAGGGCGGCGGCAAGCCCGACCGTGGACAGGTTGATTGACGCCCAACGCCAGATCAATTACTGGCAACAGAACACACCGGAAGCCATCACACGGCGGAGCGCAGAATCCAAGCTGGCGCGGATCACCGATCCATACCACCGGGACCGGTTCAAGCAGGCCATCGCCGCCGGGGTTGATCCAGACGATGCTTACGCAGACATCCTTGAGGACCAGCAACAGGAGGAAATCGACGTGTACCTTTCTGAGAAAGGCGTCCCCCTGGAAGGCCGGCCCAAGCGCAAGACCATGGCGCAGGCCATTCAGATGGTGAACGACTGGCAGCGCCAGTCTCAGGCGACTGAGAACGAAACCAAGTTGCGCCAGCAATACCTTGCGTCTGGTGGCACACTGGACAAGTGGAGGGCGGAAACCGTCGGCGAAGGCGGCAAGTTTGACCCTGACAAGGCGGCCAGTTTGTTCGGCAGACTCAAGGCCAAGCCGAGCATGAGCGAAGCTGACATCAGGCGGTATGAAGACCGTCTTGTCGAGGAAGAAGCACGGCTCAAGTCACTCAAGGGGTCAGGGGTTGCGGATGAGCAGGAAGTTGCCTACCAGGAAGCCATTGTGAACCATTTGCGCAAACGGCTTGGCTACGAACCGGAACCGGAGCCAAAACCGGAACCGCCCCCAGCCACGACCAAGGCAGAAGAACCGGCTTGGAAACCGGTTCCCGGAACCAGGAGCGGAGCCAAGTGGAGAGTCGTTCCCAACGCGAACGCCAAGTAATGACATGCCTCTTGTTGAACTCCAGTCGCCATCAGGGCAGATTCGCCAGGTCGAGTTCGATACTGACCCGACCGAGGCGGACATCGAGCAGGTTGCGCTGGAATTGTTTGGTCCGGCTCAAGGGGCCGTAGAAGCCGGAGCGAGGGCGGTCCCGCTTGGGTTCACCAAGCTCTTGACTCAGCCGGTTCAGGCAGCGGCAAACATCCAGCAGTCCATTCGGGACATCGGCGGGAAGTACGGCGGACCGCTGGGCGAAGCGGTTGGCATCGGTCTTGGGCAGTTCGCACCGGGCGGCTATCTGGCCAAGCCAGCAGGCGAGTTCGCCGGGGAAGTGGAGGCAGAAGCCGAGCGGTTGTATGCACCCGACACCGAATCACATCCGATAGCGACCACGGTTGGTGGCGCGATCCCGCAGGCCATGGGAATGATCGGAGCCGGCGCAACGCTTGGGCCGGCAGCCCCGCTCGTGTTGGGAGGATTGTCCGAGGCACAGGGCGGCTTTGAGACAGCCGAGGAAATCGGCGTCACATCACCGGAAGCACGGCTTGGCATGGGGCTGGGCTTTGGAGCAGTAGGCGCCGGGGTTGAAGCGACGGGCGGCATCGGGTCCAAGACCGCCATGACCGCCATCGAAGAAGCCGCCAAACGCGGGTTCGGCGCAACGGCCAAGCTGGCGGCGAAACAGGCGTTGAGTGAAACTCTGGAAGAACCCGCCACGGGCATCGGGCAAGACGCACTGACAGCCATCGGAGCACTCAGCGCGGAGGACAAGAAACACCCCGGCAGGACTGTAACCGGATATGACATCGGGCAGTTGTCCATGGCCAGTCCCGAGTATTGGCAGCGGCGTGGGTTGGAGACCATTGGCGGAGCGGTTGGAGGCGGTTTGTTTGGCGCGGTGAATCTGGCAAACCGCAGGCAACTGTTGGACCGGTTGGCCCAGAACCAGGGGGCGGCACCCCTGACAACAGCGGCAGCAACGGCGAAGATCGGGCAAGAAGCCAAACAGAAAGCGGCGCAACCCCCGCCCATCCCGCCAACGGTGGAAGGCGAACTGCCGTTTGAAGCACCCCAGCCACCACCCCTGCCTGACACGGATTACATGGAGGGCGACCTGACGCTTGAGCAGGCCCAAGCCATGGCCGACGCTGAACAGGCCGCCATTCGCACAGAAACGGCTCCTGAGAGCGTTTTGCCGGGTGCCGCCCCACCTGAGGCGGCACCACCTGAAGTCGCGCCAGAATTGATTTCTGAGACAATTCCGCCAGAACCGGGCGCTGTTCCACAGGAGCAGCTAACAAATGCGGTTCCCCCTGTTTCATCAGCTACGTCGGTGGCTGGGCAGTCCGAGGGGAAAGAATCGGTGCCGATCCCTCCCGTTGCCCCGGCTGCGGCTGCACCGACGACCGGGGAAATTCAACCTCAAACCCAACCACCAGATGCCACTCAAGAAATCGTCCAGCCAGAAAGCCTTCCAGGGGAACCTGAAGGCGGAATTGAAGGCCGGGAAACCCCGGAAACAGGCGTTGGCGATAGCCTACTCGGTGAAGCGCCAAGCCAGCCGGAAGGGGAAATAGCCCGTCAGCCAGTTCAGCCGCCAACCGAATCAGGACTGACCGAGCCCGGCCAGACCGAGGGCGATCTGGTTGCCGACTTTGGCATTGAGCTACGCGCCATCCAGCAGGAGGCGGGTCAGCCTGCCGAGACGTTGTTCGATCTGCCAGAACCACAGAAGCGCAACCTCAGTCAACTGAGGGAAGCCGTGGTTGCCGAGATCGACCGGAACGAAGCCGATCCGAGACGGGCAGAACTGGAGGACGATGATCCGGCCTATGTCGCCCTTGAGAACGAGCGCCGCAGGTTGGACACGCTGCTCGGCAGGATCGAGGCGAAGCTGATGCCCCGGCAGGAGGCAGTCCCGCAGCCGACGGAAACGGCGGAGCCGGTATCAACTGCCGAGGCAGCCCAACCGGCCTCCCAGCCTCCACCGGAGACAGTCGAATCACAGCCACCAGCCACTGAAGAACCAGGAGAATCGGGCGACGCAGGCCGCAAGCCAAAGCTCTCCATCGGCGAATCAACCGCACTGGCCACCGAGGATCGCGGTGAACCGATCAGCCTGAAGGAAGCGCAGGACCACCTGACCAGCATGGGGGTCAAGGCACCAAAGGTAACGGTGATCCACGAGCCGTCCCTTGATTGGCGCGGACGGTACAATGAGGACGGGTCAATCACGCTCAACGCAGGCCGGATTCATTCCCTTGAAGAACTGGACCATGTGCTGTTCAACCATGAAGCGGTCCATGACGCGATTGAAAATGATCCAGAGGTCAGGAAAGCCGCCGCCAATCTTGAGGCTGTTCTGACCAAGGCTGAGTTTGACGAGATCACCGAGATTGTCAGACCATACGAACCGGGTGAACGTCCCGATGAACGCATGGTTGAAGCCGTGCACATTCTGGCACGAGGCAGGCCCGACCTGCAATCGGCATGGAACAGGTTTGTCGAGGCGATCCGGCAGGCCATTGCCAAGTTCCTTGGGATCAAGCTGCCATCCCGGAAAGAGGCCGAGCTTGTCGCGGCACAGATACTTGCCCGTGGCCGTCAGAGGACCATGGAAGGCGAACTCGGCAGGGAAGGCGGCGCACCGTTGTTCTCTCGGTATGAAGATTCACCGGAATCCGACGCTGCCATCGCCGGGTTCCCGCGACAACGTGAGGTCAAGCCCGAGACAGCCGAACAGGAGGATGTCCTGAAAGGATGGAAGGACAGCGAGGCCAAGTATGCCGCAACCGCCACGGGCGGCAAGGTGATGAACGAGATGTCCTATAAGCAGATTGTCGCCCAAGCCAAGGAATGGCTGGGGCAGTACGACAGTCTGCTGACGGCACTGGATGCCGCCAAGGACATCGCGAACACACCGCTGCGACTGGAAGTTGTGGATCAGATTCTTGCGGAAGCTTGGAAGAAATCCGTGTCCTCAGACCCATATCGGAAAGCCGAGGGATTGAAAGCCATTGAGCTTGCGGCAATTGCACGGCAGGCAATAGGGGAGGAATGGGGGCAGGGTGGAGTGTTCCGCCGCGAGAGTTACAAGACCAAGGCGGGCATGTTCGCTGTCTTGACAACCAGGGGCATCTTGAAGCGCCGGCAGGAAGCCAAGATCAAGGGCAAGATTCGTGGTGGCACAGCCGCCGCGGTCCAAGCCGTTCAGGGCGCGGTCAATCGTGTTGACAGGATTCTGGGCGGACTCATCAAGGGAACGCCGGCGCCAACCGAGCGTCCTCAGTCAACTGAGGGAAGGCAGGTTCTCACCAAGTCAGATGAAGAACTGTTGGATGCCGAGCTTGCCGAGGCCGCCGACATCGACATTGACGCCCTGGAGAAGGCCATCGCCATTGCGGACGGCATCCTGAACAAGCTGGCGTTCACGCACAAAGACCCGCTTGAATGGGGCAAGAAGAAGCCGTCCCGGATTCATCCGATCAAGGCGCTCTACAACGAGCATCTTGGCAACCCAATGGAGGAACAGGAATTCGTTGACGGCATGGTTGCCCTGGATGTCCCGGAAGACCTTGCCCGGAAATTGTTCAATGCGGCCAGCATGGAGATCGCAGCCCGCCGGCGCATCAAGCAGACCAAGGCAAATATCAGGGCGGAGGAAATGACGGAGAAAACCGCCCGTCGCCTGATTTACCGCATCTCGAAACTGCACCGGCAGTCCGGGTACATCCGCACAGGAAAGAATATCGACACCATCAGCAAGGCGTTCAAGGATCAGGTGAACGCTCCGTTGACCTGGGACGAGTTCCGCAACAGGCTCCAGACATTGAAGGTGACTGAACCGACTGCGGCTGCCCTGTTCCACGTCGCCCAACGTGAAGCTGCGGCACAGGCCGAGATGAAGCGGAAAGCTCTGTTCGATTCGCTGACCAGCGACACCGGCATGGAAAAGCTGTTGAATCAGGTCAGGCGCAAGGTTGCCCCGGATGCCGTGTTCTGGCGTGACATTCTGGCCGATCTGCCCAAGCAACGGCAGGACGAACGGCAGGCTGAAATTTTCAGGAGGCTAAGAAAGCACGAGGCATTCCGGGATTTGAGCCTGCCAGAACAACTTGCCTTGGCGCGGGCCATGGACCGCGCATGGCAGAAACAGCGCCAGAAACTATTCAAGTCGTACCTGGACAAGTACGATGCGTTCCGGGCACGGAAGAAACAGGATGCCGTCAAGTTGCGCGAGACCGCCCCGGAACTGTTCCGTCTCATCAACCTTGGCATGTTCGGCGCGGAAACATTCCGCGATCTGCTGGCGAACAAGTTGGGCATTGGCTACATGACCGACAAGGAAGCAGCCGAGATCGCCCAGATGGCGGAAAAGATTCAGGACATGCCACACGGCTACCTGCGCACCGTTGAGAGCATGAAGTTGATCCGCAAGATGCGGCAGGTGGCCCATGCCACCATGGGCGAGATACTTGATTCCTACTGGACAAGCTCTGTCCTGAGCAGTCCCAGGACATGGACCGGCATTCTCATGTCATCGGTCATGTCGTTTGTTGAGACGGCAAATATGGCGGCGAAAGTTGGCGTCATGGGCAAGCCGACACTGGCCGTCAAAACCATGTCGGACATCTTCTCTGAACTGCTGCCAACGATAGCCGAGGCAACCATATCGGTGTTCACCGGCGACAGAACCGGCACGGTAGGCATCGAGGATCACATCAACGCCTATCTCAGAGACCCGGCCAATGTCAGACCACCGGTGTCCATGGCTCGTGAATTGATGGATCGCGGCGGTGCAGCCAAGGCTCCAGCCGTGGTGATCGGGACGTCATCCAGGATCATGTCAGCACTGGACCAGTTCGCATCCACGGCAACCAGGAAAGCCCAGTTGCGCCTGGCAGCCGATCTGCGGGGGTTGTCGTTCCCGTCCCGTGAAGACATCGCGGTGATGCGCCAACGCGCCAATGACGAGTTATTTGGCGGCAGGGAACCGTCCACGCCTGCTGAATGGGCACAACGTCGTGCTTACGTCCGGGATGCCATGGACCAGACGTTCCCGAAAGAAGTCACCAACTCGGTCAACGTGATTGCCCGCAGCATGGCACTCCAGAACGATCCGACGGGTGCGGTTGGCATCGTGTATGATGCCGTCAACCACATGTTCGGCAGTATGCAACGGATGGCTCGTGAGGCAGCGGTTGAGACCCGGGAGAAGGTTCTCGAAAAGGACGAGATCACCGTTGAAGACAAGCTCAAGGTTGTGTCCATGGACGCCTTGAGCGTGTTGGCAACGATTGCCAAGGGACTTGCCGGTGCAAAGTTCATCCGGGCACTGACCAACATGGTCAACTATGGAGCGTCCTACATGCCGGGGACCGCGCTCCCGGTTGTGCGCAACGCTCTGTTGAGCACCCTGAAAAAAGATGATACACGGTCCATGAACACGCCCGAGGGGCGAGCGGTCCTTCAGGCTCGCAACCTGGTTGGGTTGATGGCGATTGGAACCCTGTACACGTTGCTCGAATACCTCGCCGACGGCGGTGGAGCGGACGACGATGATCTGATTGGTATTGAAGGCGACTGGCGCTCACTGACTCCGCAACAGGTGAACAACCGCCGTGGCACCAAAGCCATCCCGTTGTCCATCTGGTGGACGGACAGCAAGGGTGTCCGGCACTACCACTCATACAAAAACATCCCCGGTCTCTCGATGATCTACGGTGCCATCGGCAATGCGATGGACAAGGCCAGGTATCATCCCGATGAGTGGAAAGCAATGTCCAGGTCGGAGCGGCTTGGTTACGCTTCGCTCGCCATCTTTTCCGCGCCGTTCCAGACATCAATGGCCTCGGCATGGACCAGTGGTGGGAAACCGATCCGGGAGGATTTCAGCACGCTGACGTCGTTGCGCGACATGATCGTGAACTATGCCGGCGGCCTGTTCCCGGCTGCGCTCAAGGACATCGACTACATCACCGATCCGGTGTATCGGAAGCCGGAAGGAGCCGCTGAACGGTTCCTGTTCCACATCCCGTTTGTCAGACGGTTCATTGGCACGGAAAAGACCGGCGTGTTCGGTGACAAGGTTGAACTCAATCGGTGGCCGTGGGGCCGTGAGTTTTCCATGTCCAACGAGAACGCTGCCTATGACAACCTTCAGAAGCTCAATCGCCACGGGCTGTTCATCAACCCGCCCGGTGAACGCAAGAAACAGTTGATTAGCGGTGGTTCCCGGGAAATGACCGAGGACGAGCGCCAGAAATATGAACAAAACGTGGCCGAGGGATATGCTCGTTACGTGCTCCGCCAGACTGATCGCTTGCTCAAGCTGCCGCCTGAAAAGGCGCAAGCCACGTTGAACTCTGACCTGGACAAGATACGAGACCGGGCGGCGGGCATTCACCCGTCAACCCGAAGGTAGGAAATCATCATCTCCCGGATGAAGCCGCCACTGCTGAACCTCGTCATATCAGACACACATTGCGGCAGTGACTACGGGTTGTTGCCAGAACACGTCATCATGGATGACAGGCGTGTGCTAGGCCATGGCAGCAATCAGTTCCTCAAATGGATGTGGTCCAGATTCGAGGACATGACACAGCGGTTCAATGATGTCCGTGGCACTGATCCGTATATCCTGACGCTTGGGGGCGACCTGATCGAGGGCATCCACCACGGGTCCAAGGAGGTTGTGGCGGCCAAGTTCGAGGAACACCTTGCCATCGCCAAGGCTGCTCTCAGACCGCTGGTTGCGGGAGCCTGCAAGGTGGTGACTGTCCGTGGCACCGAATGCCACACGCATGATTTCGAGCGCATCTTCTGCAAGGACATGCGGATTGATCCGCCCGGCGATTTCAAGCAGTACCATGTCCACGGATGTCTGGTCGATGTCAGGCATCACATGCCGGTAACGTCCAGGGTCCACCTTGAGTCCGGCGCACTCAGCATTGTGATGGCCAACGCCCGCGCCAACATGCTGCGAAACAGTCATCCGATCCCACGGGTGTTCCTTCGCGGACACCGGCATTGTGTTGGGGACTACTGCGACGGCGAATCCATGATTGCCGTCAACGGCGCATGGCAGGGATTGACCAGACATGGAAGCAGGGTTGTACCGGACGCAATCACGAGACCGTCCGCATATCTGCTGGACTGGCGGCACTCGCCCAAGGGCGATCTGCCGGCCATCCACCGTTTCGTCTACAAGGTACCCTATAAAATACACACGCTCACAGCATGAATGCCGAAGAAATCCTCGCGCTCTTAACCAAGGGCAACAGCCGTATCTCCAAGGAGGGATTCTCAACCCGCGATATTGTCGCGGTCTCAACCCTGTCCCGGCGCCGTGTCTCTGAACTCATGCAGGAAGCCTTTGATCGTGGGCTTCTGGAATACGCCGGCAAACGCAGGGAACCGAGACGGGACGGGTCGATGATCCATACGCCAGTCTACCGGTTTTCCAAGGGCGCGACCGGCCTGATGAAGCAACAGGGGATGCCATGCAAGCCAAGAAGAAAGGGCTGAAACGCCCCAGGAAACCGGTCGTTGTGCACCGACTCCTTGGCCGGGAGAAGGCATGGGGGTTGCAGTCCGGGCACCGCATCGACATTGATGCCAGGTTGAGCGGCAAAGCCAAGCTCGAAGTTCTCTTGCACGAGTGGATGCACTGGCGGCACCCGGAACTGGCCGAGAAGGAAGTGAACAGCGATGCCCGGCTTCTGGCGCAATTCCTATGGGATCACCGCATTCGGGTTGTGGAGCCCGGGGACACGCTGGTCAAGCAACCACCACGGCATTAGCCGGATGTGGCGCTGTGTCTCATCTCAGCTTACTCGTTCGCTTGTTCCACATCTACCAAGCTGACCACATGAATGCGGGCTCCCGGCAGTTGCGGACCGGTCGCATACAGCTTCGTGATGCGTCCATCAACCACCACGGCATCATCACGAAACACGCCGCACTGGGTCATTATGTCGAGCACGGCCTTGTCGCAGTTGTCCCGGTCAGGCTTGGCTGTGCAGTACACCGGCGCATCCGGTTTCAGGCCGGCCTTCCGGTAGTGTGACTTTGGCCTTGGAAAGAACAGCGTCAAATCAACCCTGACCGGGCCGTCAAACAACGGCAACCGTCTGCCACGGATGACACGCTTGAGTTCCAAGGCAATCAACGATTTCCAATCGTCCGCCGTGCCCGGATCGTACATCCTGACGTGCGGCCCCCGCCGGCAGGCCCGCGTCCTGGGCTGGCCCTTGGGGACACCGACCACGTTCAGATGCAGCGTGTTGGTTGTCATGGTTGTTGGGTGCTGGCGTCTGGCAGGGACCCCAGATCGCCGCCAAGGATTCGGCAATCTTGAATCATGCCCGGCATATCGTCTATCCACACAGATACCATGTGGCCCGCGTTTCTCACTGCCTCCTCTTTCAGCAACCGACCAGACACCACAAGCGGCAGACCAAGGAGCCCCAGAGACTTGAGTTTTTCACGCGGTTGCTCGCGGCCAGTAACTACAATCACTTGCCAGCCGGCAGCCATGAACATGCCGGCAATCTCAAAAAAGAGCTTGGGGGCCAGTGTCCATGTGCCGTCGATGTCGAAGGCCACCGTCAGAGAACACTTGGATGGACGTGGGCTGCTCATGGGGCGTGGTCCCTGGTGGTTGGTGCCGCGTTGATGCGTTCCATGTATTTCATTTGGTCTTTGGGATCGGCTTCCATCCACTGCTTGCGGAGCATGGAAATAGTCCGGTCGTGCTCTGTGAGCAGTTTTTCATATTCCAGTTTCATGGGCATCTTGTGTCGCGTCAAAACGAGTCCGTGATCCATGGCTGGACCGGTTCGCCGTAGGCAACCGGCGCAAACATGACCCGGCTGCTTTGGGCATGATGATAAATGTTGTGTTGCGGCAACTGACCTCCGACCTTCTGCTTGCTCACGATCACCTGCCCGGACCCAACCTCGTGCTGAGACCGGTGAACCGTCACCACGTTAAAGAACAAGTCCGTCAATCCGCCGCTTCCTTTCACGTCCATTTTACCCGGTGGAATCTGCTCGTTCAACCCCTTCCTGGGGTGGGCGATGACAAACAGATGGCTGCCGGTGCGCTTCCAGAATGCCTGACAGTCCTTGGCGAATGAATCGACGTGCGCTTTTTCTTCCAGGTTGATGTCGGTGCAGGTGGCTGAGTCCAGCATGACGAACTCAACCCCAAACCGCCTGACGGCATACTCGGCCATGTCGAAGTACTCCTTGACCGGCACGGTCCCCTCGTAGTCGTGCACGAAGATGTTCGCCATCAGCCGGTCCCTCAAGGTGTTGAGCAGGTCGATGTCGTCGAGCGGATCAATCAACCTGCCGGCAGCCTGATTGCACATGATGGTCAGGATTTGTTCAATGGGTTCCTCGTATGAACCGATGAAACACCGTTTGCCATGGACACAGGCCAGCCATGCAAACAGGCAGTAACAGAAGTTGCTTTTGCCGTGACCATTGAATCCTGTCACTATGGTTCCCTCCCGTGGCCGCAGTCGGAATTCAAACGGCCAGTCGAATATCTGGATGCCATGCAGTTTCCTGTCGCCCCCAGCCATGACGCCGATGACCCGGTCCATCAGATCAGTTGCCGACACGAAGTTGTCCGGTCCCGTGTCTGTTGCGGCGTTGAACGCAGCCTTCAGATCGGCCTGGTTCAACAGACATTCGTTGGCGTCCTTGTACGGCAGCTTCACCAGTTTGCACCGGTCCATTCCCAGGCGTTTCACAACTGCCGCCGCTGCTGCTTGCCCTTCAACGTCCTGGTCGAAAGACAAATAGATCGTCTTGTAGTCGTTGAGAAAGTCGAAACAGTTCTCGATCCACTCGTCGTTGGGAGAACTGCCGTCGCTGGATTCACCTTTCGCTCCGAACGGGACCGAGACCGCAGGGATGCCAGCCGTCTGCCAGGACATGGCGTCAATCTCGCCCTCGCAGATCAACAAATGGGACGCATTGACCACCAGCGGGGTGTGCATCCCGAACAGGATCGGCTTCGCACCGGCAGTCACCGAGACGATCTTCTTGCCCTTGGCGTCCCTTTGGATGTCGATGAACTTCACCATTTGCAGTTCATCGTTCTCGTCGTAGTAAGGGAACGCCATGGTCCCGGGCTTGCCCGGTTTCTCTGAAACACGGAACTGGGCGATGACGGCTGGCGTCAGCTTGCGTTCCTTCACGAGGTAGTCCCGCACCAAGGAATGGGCTGCCCGGAGATGGGCGAGGGCAGATGGCGCGGGCGGTGTGTACTGCCGGCGCGATGCGATGCGTGGTGTTGGCTGGATGCCAAGATATTCACGGATGTCAGGCAGGCAATCCCGGAGCCGCTTGCCACGCACCGCACACCACAGGTCCATCAGATCGCCCTTGTGATCCGCGTTGGCACCGTCCATCCACAAGCCGCGCCTTGCTCCATTGATGCAGACTGACAGCGATTTGCCGGGTTCTCCGTTGACTGAGCCGGCATGGAAATAGTTGCCGCGCTGGACCGCGCCCGGCAGCAGATGATGCACCACATCCTCGCATCTTGCTTGCAAGGCGTTCTTGATGGTTGTGATGTCGGGAGTCATGGTGTGGCCTGGTTATTTTACGAGCGCCCCGTCGTACCACTGCTTGAGACAGCAACGCATGTATTCCTCAAACTCCACGGGTGAACCGCCCCACTCCCCGCTTTCACAGTGCATGGTTACTACTTCGGAATATGGAGGGAGCCCAGCGCCGGGTTCTCCGCGAAAGTAAATCTCGAACCTCAAGGATACTGGCTTCGGCGTCTGGACAGGCGGCGTTGTCGTCGCTTCGCGCCGCGCCTGACCTTGGGTGTTCTGGCAAGGGTCCACCGACCCGCGCAGCTTTGTCAGAAGCGCAATGAGTTCATCCAGTGCCTCCCGATCATCCATCGTCCAGACGATGATTTCGTTGTCCTCAATATACACAGGATCGCCATCGCCATTCGTCTTGAGCCAGGCGGACACGCTCTTTCCGATCTTCAGCCGGAAGCCGTCGTCCTCCCATACTCGCTCGACGAAGCACTCGTCCATCGCGTCGTTGAGCAAATTGATCCTCCATGTGCATGAGAATGGGTGGAGGTGCTGCAAGGGGTCACGCAAGCCAGAACAAGGCGCGGCACCCCGACGCGCTTTATGCTGGGTGGCTTTGGTATCAGTCGTCCGCTCCTTCTTCATTTGGTTTCTCCATGTTGGTTGTCCGCAGTCGCGCGCCGGTGTGCTTGATTGTTCGGCGTCATAGCAACGCGCCATCCAGTTCGTGCGCGATACGGTCGCACGCGGTTACTTATTTGCCTTTCGCCATGCGTTGTATTTCTGCCATCCGAAAGTATCTGTCTGCTTGTGGCACGGCACGCAGAGCGTTTGTCCGTTCGATACGTCAAAGGCGAGTTCTGGGAAGTCTTTGAATGGCTTGATGTGGTGCGCGTTGAGCCTGCCGCCGCGCTTACCGCACTTCTGGCAGGTGTAGTTGTCGCGGAGATACACAGCAGACCTCCAATCAATCGCCATCTGGCCTTTGAAGTCGCGATGATGCAGGTGATAGGTGCGCGGTCTGACTCCCCGATTTGCAGCAAGCCACGGCGGTTCTGCGCCCTTGCGTGAGTCGCTTGAGCATTTCGGCGAACAGAATTTTTGGCCGTGGTTCGCCCATTTCGGAACAAAAGGCTTCCCGCATTGGACGCACTTTTTCTCTCGGCACGCCGGGCACAGCTTTGCGTTTCCTTCTCGGCTGACGGAAAAGGATTTTCCACACTTGGCGCAGGCGCGTGTTGGTTTCTTGATTCGCACGCAAGCAATATGACACGCGTGCATCCGTATTGCAAGCGCGTTCTCATAAAAGTTGGCCGTCCAACTCACGGCTGATTCTCTCCACGGCGGTTTTGTAGTATTCGGCATCCCGTTCGATGCCGATAAAGTTTTTGCCGAGTCGGATCGCCGCCAGTCCAGTTGTCCCGCTGCCCATGTAGGGGTCGCAGATTACGAGCGAGTCCTTTGGTATGCACCAAGCCATGAGTTCTACCGGCTTTTGCGACGGATGGCAGAAGCTGCGGTTTTCAGGCACGCCCTGCCGCTTGCCGCCGTCCCAAACTTGCACCTTGTGCCGAGCCTTCGTGCCGTAGTCGCTCCACGCCAGTTCGATTGTTGCGTAGGTGCGCGGGTCATTCGAGAAGTCGAAGTCAGACGGACGCTTCACCCAGACATGCCACGATTGCGACGGCGGCAGTTTGTCCGCGATATAGTTCCCGCCCCAAAAAAGATGCTTGCTTCCGATTTTCAGCCACGGCGCGGGGTCGAAAGGTTCGTTGTCCGTCCATCCGTCGTTCTGGTGATTCACACGGGGACGCCAGCCGATGTTGTAGGGCGGGTCAGTTACCACGGCATCCACTTCGCGCAGTTCGTCCATCACGGTCAGGCAGTCCGCATTTATCAGGAGCGCCCACGAATGACGCCCAACAAATCGCCGGAGCGAACTGCCATGAGCGCCGGTCACGGCTTCTGGCGATAGGATGCTTGGGTCGGCGCTCATGGCTGTCGCTCAGTTTGATCGTTCAGATTTTCCCGTTCGCAGCCTTGGGACCGCCCCGTGTCCGGTATTCATCCAGCCGGTTGCGGCTGTCCTTCATGCCCCGGGCTTCACGCCACAGGTAATAGACCGTGCGGTTCTTCTCGTTCTTTTCCTTGCGGAACTCCACCTTGATCCGGTTCTTGAGGAACGGGATCAGGCATTCGCGCATTTCCTGCCGCTCGTTTGGCAGGAACGGGCCGATGAGCTTGACCATTTTCATGCTCGCTCCCTCCTGTTCAGGCAGTCCTTGATTGCGCCCTCAAGGGTGTTTCCTTGGATTTGGCTGTCGCTTACCCGCTTCCACCACGGGAAGTCCTTGCACGATCTGAAGCCGGCTGGCCGCTCGTCATCAGTCCAACCGTGGTGGCGCAACGCAAAGCGCAGCATGCGCATCGCGAGTTTAAGTAGTAGCGTTCTCATGCTTGGTTCTCCTGAATGAAGCGTTGAATGTAAGGGACGTACTTGGCGGACGGCTTCGAGCACCGGCCGCCAAACCACTGGTAGACCGTCACGGGATGAAGCCCGATGGAGGACGGCAAATACCGTTCCGTCAGGATGTCCCGCAGGGCCGGGCATGTCAGCCCACGCCGGCGCATGACAGTTCGCAGTTGCGCCATCAGCCGGTCCAACTCGGGCTTCTTCTGCTTAGAACGGGATTTCATCGGCATTCTCCTCGATGGATTCCTGGAGCTTGTCCAACTGGCCAAGGGCAGCGATGCAGTTGTCATCGCTGGCCATGTAGAATGGCACCCCCATGACACGCTGGAACGCCTCGTGAACCGCACTCTTGTCGAACAGTTCCCAGTTGTTTGACCGATGTTCCATCAGCGCCTCAAAAACCTCGGACGGGGTGAGACCCATCTCGCTAGCCCCGGCAAGGGCGGCATCCCGGTAGGCGGCGACCGCAGGCTTCAAGTTCTGTTCTTTCATCTTCTGGAAGGCCCACGCCACGACCTCGGCGAACTTGGCCGGATCATCCTTGGCAAGTTTTCCAAGGGCAATCCCAGTAGATGGGCTGGCGACATCCTTCCAGGCGGCTGGGTTGACAGCCACGGGCGCTTCCCCGGCTGTCTTGCTGAACACGGGTGCTGCATAGCACCCATACTGCCCACGGTAGGTCATCGAGATGTGTGTAGCAACGTCCTTGATGTTGTCCAAAGACAACCCAAGACCCTTCTTGTCGGCCTGTGCCTTGACCTCGGCCACGATGTCCAGGTAGGCGGCGATGCGTTCGGCCACCGTAGACGCTGGTTCCACCGTCTCAGTTGACTGAGACGCAGGAGGGGCGGCTGGCGGTGTGTGTCGGCTCGGCCCGGTCGGCTGTTGCTGGGCGCCGTTCCTGCCGGCGACCTCGATCTGTGCCGATGAGATCACGTTCAACCGACGCCACTTCGGTTCCGAATCATCCCTGATTTTCAGACCGGTCATCCCGCGCTGGCCGTGGATCGACTTCAGCAAAATGCGCTTTCCCTTCAATTCCTTCGGCTGAAAGACGGTCGGGTCCGTGAACCGAATCTTGTGTTCGGCTCCGTCGTCTCCCCTCAGAACGCCGTTCTGGTATGGGTGCTGGATTGGCGAACCGTCTTTCTTGACGGTTTCAGGGTCGTAGAGGGACACGAGAATGCCCTCGACGGCTTCAACGGGGCAGTCGTGCGGCAGCGCCGCGAGTTCTTTGACGGTGTATGTTTTCATTGGATGGTCGGTTTGTGTTGTTTGAGATGAGTGACAAATGCAGATGAACTGCCCGCAGTCCGGGCAGCGATGACGGTCTTCAAGTTCGCGGACGGCAACACCACGGACGACAAAGTATCGTTGTGGCCCTCGTCCAACCGAGACAGCAAGACATTCTTGCTGACAGGCTTGGAGCACAAGCAACTCGCCATGCTCGGACTGGATTGAATCGCCTGGTCGTGAGGTTGGCGCGGATTCATTGGCGGTCATGCTTTGTGGTTTTTTGATCGGCATCAATTGCTTTTCGCAGGAGATCACGAACCGTTCTGGCCCGGATCACTTCGTCGTTTTGCCTGCGGTCCATGAGCAGCCATTCATGGTCCCCAATCTCATTGCACAAGAAGATCGAGTTCCTGAAAGTTCCGGTGAACTGGCCCTCCAGCCAGTCGAGCAGTTGTGTGTCCTCATTCATGGTGCTTGCTTGAATCATATCCCTTGACGTAGGACCACAGCCCCAGGACATGGCGAAAGGCGGTCCAGTAATCCGCATGTTCCTCACGTGGCCAAACCTTGACCTGCACGGGCGAGGGCTCGACAGAGTTGATCACCACGCTGGCGATGTCGTCCAGTTGGTGCGGCACGGATTGCTCGGCTTCCAACGCATTCTTATAGGCGATCAGCTGCAACGGCCACGTCTCATAGAAGGATGCCGCCGGCTTGTTCTTCGCATCCCTCTTGACCTTCTGGGACTTGAAGTCGATCACGGCAAACGCGCCAGTTTTTGTGAGCCGGGCAACAAGATCGACGCAGCCGGCATAGCCGAAGCTCTTGTTCACCGTCACTTTCTCGGCCAGCACAACTTCGTTCACATGCTCATCGAGCCACCGTCGCGCCGGCTCAAACAGCCGGAGCACGGCCTCGTCTTCCGGCAGTTCACCGGTCCGAAGGTATGCTTCAATGGCCGCATGGATGGCGCTGCCCAAGTCAGAAGCCTTGGCAACTTGCTCGGTCATGTCCTCGACAACCCGGTGGGCGAAGTCATCGAGCGTTTCGCCGTCCCGTCGAGGGAGCGTCAGCGCAGCCAGGATGGCCTGCTCCTGTTTCCAGGCATCGAGCGCCGGCTTGGCCAGCGTAGCCAGGGCATTCGTGACCGACGGCAGCGCGCCGACCTTGCGGGCATCGCGGAGGGTGGTTGGGCGCAGGCCGTTCCCGTCGGACCTCGCAACGTGATGAAACGGGGTGCCGTCAGGCAGGTACCAGTGCGAGGCGGTTTCTCTTGAGACGAGCTTCATGGTTATTCGACCGTATAATGCGCCTGCATAAGCGTCAACAAAAAAGTCAATCTTTTTTGCAGGTGAACCCAAGCCACCGCGCAATCGCCCCGTCTTCCGCATACAGCCACGGCTCCGGTTCCCCGCCTGTTTTGATGCGGCCCGAGTATTCCGGTTGCAGCCAGCCGGCTTCCTTGGCCGCGTCGGAATGAGCATGAATGATGTGGTGCAGGGACCGGCAAATGAACACGAACCGCAGCAGGTTCTCTCCCCGGCGTCCGTAGGGATGGTGAGGCTCCAGGAACCGCTTGGCCCCGCAATTGGCGCATGTCGCGCCCCGCGCCCGGTCTTTCAGGGCGGCCTGGTATTGCGCCCAGATCGCCTTCCTTTGCCCTGAGACGGGCCGCAGCCGAGTCCCCCCCTTTGTACCGGACCCCTTGGCAAGACGCGTCCTGCCGCATTTGATGCAGGTTTGCCGCCCCATGTTGGCCTTCCCCCAGCGGTGGAACTGACACTTGGGCTTCTTTCTTGACATTTGACGGGTCATGGTGACATTACCGGATATGACCAGCACAGTTGAACGAGTTCGGGATTGTCGGTTGGCCGATGGTGTCTACGAGGTTGACACTGGGGCGATGAAGGTCCGGTTCACGGTCGAGGGCGGTGAATTGACCAGGTGTCATCCGAGGATCAGGCCGGCGTTTCATTTCTGGAAGAAGTTGGCTCGGTGTGTCAGTGCGAACCCGCGAAAACTTGTGGGCGAATCTGATTCGCCCACAAGTTAGTGTGGCTAATCCTTGTTCGGCAGAAGCTCGGAGTCCGGGATGTAGTCGATGACTTCGAGCTTGTTGCAGTGCGGCAACCGCTGGCGATTCCACGCGGCTCGGTGATGGCGGCAGAGGTAGAAGCGGAACACCCAAGGTCGCGGCGGCTGCCCTCGCTCCATCTCAAGCGGTGGCTGCACCTCCTGAATGACCAGATCTCCATCGCGCTCGCAATGAGCGTGCCCGATCTCGCAAGGTCGCCGAACAAGACGCCGCACTGAACCGCCATTCAGCGGTTCTTTCGCGGCTCCAATGCTTTTCGTTTCCATGGCGGTCAGTGGGCTTGATCGTTATGTTGCAGGCCAATAAACATCGCCAGTCTTCTCGTTACGGCTGCCGGCCACACCGCAGCGGATACATTTAACATCTGTTTCGTGCTCATTAGAAAACTGAGAATCGACGGCTTCCTTCCAGTCATGTTCACATTCGAGAATCTTCGCTCTTTCTTCTTCGGTCATGTTTGTCACCTAACAACTGTATCGAGCCGACGCCGGGGACAGCGCAGCGTGTTTCCTGTTACGCTCATGGCCGGCGCGGCTCATCCAGAGCGTACGACAAATCGCTCGTATGGCCTAGTTCCGGCAGCGGGTGCAAATCCTCCCCGTCGGTGTCGAGCACAGCCATCGACTTCAGGTCGATTGCCAGCATTGTTGCGCAGGCTTCCTTTGACAACATGGCGCTTCGATATGCGTCCCCGGTGCGAACGTCGAAGTAGATGAAGCCGGGTGTGGCCGGTGATGCCTCAGTTGACTGAGAGCGGGGTGGAAATCCGGCAGCTTCCCGGGCCAGTTCCCGGGTGGCCTTGACGGACAGGGTTCGCCGTGTAGCCGGGATGGTCTTGCCGGTGGACATCTCGATGTCGGGCGATTCGATCTCGCCCAGCTTGATTTCGTCGATCAGTCCCATACAGACGGCTTCCATGCCATCCCGGAATTTCCCGTCCTTGGTGAAATAGTTGAACAACTCCTGGTAGTGCGAGAAGGTCAGTGCCTCATCCCGTTGTCGGATTGCGAAGAACCGACAGACGCGCTTGGCCTGGTCGATGGTGTGCTTGGCAAGCCCGTGGACAGAGACAAGATTCTCGATCAGGCTTTCGCCGTCCTCGAAGTTGTCGGTGATGACATTGGCCAAGTCACCGATTGCCCAAGTCGTTGCCGACTTCATTACCCCAGACTTGTCGTTCGCCGCCAGCATCGCGGCCAGGGAGTTGATCGCGGTTTCCTTGGTCAGAACGCCTTCGCCCGGGACCGCCCCGGTTGCCGTCAATCGGAATGCTCCGCCGGAAACAGCCCTGACCGCCTGCGACAAAACGTCAATGACCTCGGTGGTGACTGCCCGGGCTACGGCTGCACCTTGGGGGACCGCCAGTGTGAGGGTTTCTCCGGTTGATTTCTGGCCGCTGCTCATAGAATCCCCTTGCCTGTCTGGCGGTTGACCGCTTCGGCCGCCATTGCTTTCACCAGTTCCTCGTGCTGTGCCATGGCCTGTTCACGGCTGCCGCCGCATTCCCACGTCACGACTCCGCCGCCAGCCATACGGGCAATTGATCGCCAGATCGTATCCGGGTGGCAGATGCCCAGGTCCGTAAATTCCGTGGTGATGATGATCCCATTGAGGCTGGTGCAAGCGATTTGACGGTTGCCCTTTTCCAGCCACTTCTTGAACCCGGTGTAATTGGCCTTGCGTGGTTCGCCGACTGAGTCGGTTACGAAATATCTCATGGTCGTGAATTGTTGCGGGTTGGGTGATGAGTTGTCAATCGGTCATGCACCTAGAATTTGAATTACCGGATCAAGCCAGACTTCGCGGTGCCAGTCCCTGTTGGCGGCAATCCAGTCCTCGATTTTGTCCGTGCCGGTTGCAGCGCCCCAGCGCATCGCCGCCAGGATCGCTTGGGCTGGGTCCTTGACCGGTGCGAGCACTCTGACCCGTTGGATCACAATTTCGTCCGGCCAACAAAAGTCTGGGAGCACATGGTACTCGACTTCGAGTTGTGCCTCTGGCGGCCCCATGACGATGCGCCCGACACGCGTGTACACGGGCAGGTCTTTCTTTGATTTACTGGCTCTCATTGGTGAAGCGTGGACAGCCGAGGTCTTTGAGTATGGTGCGCTTGAGCGATCCTATCTTGTATTCACCATACGCAACTGGTTCATGCAACCCCACGATCCACCATCGCTCCCCGTTCCACCTTAGCGGAGCCAATGTGGCGTGCAAAGCTCTCGGTGAACACAGTTCGAGCGGTCCCTCGACCTCCTGAACAAGCCCCTCGCACACCGGCTCACCACCCCCGCCATTGGCTGGGGTGCCATCTCTATTGGATCGCCAAATAGCCAGCACGAGTCCGTTGCCACCGTCGCCGACGAGAGCGGCCAGATATGCGCTCATATCTTCCTCGCCGTCGCCGTAGCCGGAGCCGTCGCAGTGGCCGTCGCCGTCGCCGTAGCCGTCGCAGTGGCCGTAGCCGTAGCCGTCGTATCCGCAGCCGTCGCCGTAGCTGTAGCCGGAGCCGTA